GTGGCCGTTTTCCGCCGCGGCGGTGGCGGTGGCTGTGGTGGTGGCCGTGGTGGCGGTGGCCGTGGTGGTGGCCGTGGTGGTGGCTGCGGTGGCCGTTTCCCGCCGCGGTGGTGGCCGTGGTGGCCGTTTTTTCGCCGCGGCGGTGGCGGTGGCCGTGGTGGCCGTGGTGGTGGCCGCGGTGGCCGTTTTCCGCCGTGATGGTGGCCGCGGTTTTCATTTTCTCAAAATTTTCGATAATTTCCCTGCGAAAATGAAAAAATTAGAGTGGGCCAGCGAAAATTTTCGCTATGGGTCCCCTTCGCAATTCCCAAGCCAATTTTTGGCTCGTCCACGCTGCCACCTCATTTCATCTTGTCTCCCAAACTTTTTCCTGTTATACTTGTCTCGTGCATTCTCTTTATCTTTTTGCCGGTCCTTCGAATTTAGCTCATCTAGACGAAGCGTTTTCTCGTCGTCTTCAGCCGGGTTGTTTTGTGATTTGGCGTGATGGTTATGTGAATTTTCGGTTGAATTTGATGTTAGATGGGCGTGGGGTGAAGTTTCGGTATGTGGAGGATTTGGGGGTATTGAAGCCGGGGTGGTTTACGGGGAGGGTAGGTTTGGTGGGGTTTGAGGATGATGCGCATTTGGTGGATTTTGTGAAGGACCTATTGGTGGTGTGTGATGTTGCGGTGCGATTTCGGACGGGTATTGGGGATTTTCGGGCGTTAGGGATGCTGGTAGCGATGGCGGATCGGGTGGAGGTGATGGGGAAGTCTTGTTTTGTTTGTGGGAGGCCGGGGGCAAAGATTGAGGATGAGTTTGGGAGGGTTTACTGCGGAGTATGTTGGAAGGGGGGAAGGCTATGAAAGTTTTGCTTGTGGTGGAGTCGGTGGCGAAGAGCATGGGGTCGGAGCGGGTGGTGGACTCTACGGCGAAGTGGTTACGGAGGGAGGGAGTTGATGTAGCGATTTTGGATCCGCGGCTAGATCTTCCTTTGTGGCTGGTTCGTGAGTTTGACGTGGTTCATGTCTTCAATTCGGGCGGTTCTTTGCGGGCGGTTTTCGAGCTAGTTAACGGAGTAAAGGGCGAGAAGCCGATTGTGCTAACGGTGACGTATTGGCCTCCTACGGTGGGGGAGATCAAGTTAGCGGAGAAGGTGATGGGGTTAGATGGGGAGAGGATTGCGATTTTGATGCAAGCTCGGGCGGCGAAGGATGTGACGTTATTTAGGATTGCGGAGAGGGCGGATGCGTTGATTTTTACGAGTGAGAGGGAGATGAAAGCTTTCTTCGAGGCTGAGGAAAGTTTCGGGTTTAGGGCGAAGGGGCTTTGCGAGGTAGTGGAGAATGCGGTGGATCCGGAAGAGGTAAGCGAGGTAAAGGTGGAGAAGGAATGTGGTTTATGTGCGACGGTGGGACGGGTGGAGGTTGCGAAGAACCAATGGACGGTAATTCAGGCTCTTCGGGAGCTTAAGAAGGAGTTTCCTGTAATCAGATATGTGAGTGTGGGGCGAGACAGTTTACGGCTTTCGGAGAAGGCGAAGGAAGGGTGGATTGAGTTTACTGGTGAGGTTGAGCCGCTGGAGGCTTTGCGGGTTTTGGGGCGGGCTGAGGTGCATATTTTGGCGAGTTTGCGGGACACGCCGGGGTTAGCTTCTTTGGAGGCTGCGGCGTTGGGGTGCAAGCTTGTAGTTTCGGATGATCCTTATGGTACGGCGCGGGATTATTTCCCTGAGGACATGGTTTCTTTTGTGGATCCTCTTTCTCCGATCAGCGTGTATCGTGGGATTCTGGAAGAGCTTTCCCGGGAAAGGCGTTGGGGGCTGAGGGAGTGGGTCTTGGGGAAGTTCTCGTATCCAAAAGTTGTGAAGAAGCTGATCGAGTTATACAATCAAGTGAGGTGATGGAAAGATGGCAGTGAAGGATCGGGCGTTAGCGGAGCTCCTGCAGCGGGCTTTAGCGGATGAGCTGGCGGTCGAGGTTCAGGGTGTGCGGATCAGGTTTGGGCGGCTTACGGTGAATGATTTCGTGAAGCTGGACGAGAAGCTGGGAGTGAACATTTTTGGCGAGCTTATGGAAGCTGCGCGGGCTGGAGGTGGGTTACCGAAGCTTTGGAGTTATAAGTTTCAGCGGGAGCTTCTGGGCCAGTCCTTGCGGAAATTTGAGCCGGAGATAACCGATGAAGAGGTGGGGCTGGTTTTGTCGTTGATTCCAGCGGACAAGTTGGGTGAGATTTTGACTTGGGTTTTGGCGGGTGTTCGGCCGGAGGAGATGAAAGATCGCCCTTTACCGACGCAGAGTTAGAGGAGATTGTAAGAGGAATTCCCGTTTTCCGGGCGGATGTTTACTTCCCGCTTCTTTTACATCTCTATCCTGGACTTTCCCTTGACGACCTTTACAAGCTAAATCTCACTGAGCTTGGGATCTTGATTGGCGGCCTGGAGTGGGTGATGAAATGGCATGTTATGCTTTCTCCTTTCAAGGATAAGAAGACGAAGGTCAAGATTCCTGATCCGATCGACTTTTATCATGGTGAGGACTTGCTTAGGGCTGGGAAGATTCCGCGGGAGAAATATCTTGAAATTCAGAAAAAGTTGGTTAGAGAAGCCGCTGAGCCTAAAGGTAGGAGGTGAGGGAGATGGCCAAGAGGAAGCGTGGTCGGAAAGCGAAGAAGGCTTGATGGTTTTCGCGGCGCGTTGGACAAGGGACGAGGGCAGCCTCGTCCCTTGTTTTATTTTCGGATTTTCTTGACCTTGTCTCTCTTCGGGGCTAAGTTCTTTCTGCCATGGCGACTCAACCCATTGCTGAGGCTGCAGTCCGAATAGTTGCGGACACAGCTGAGCTTGAGGCTGCGCTTAAGAGTGCTGAGAAAGCCTTTACTTCCTTTGTTGCAAAATGGGTCTCAATTGGCGCTGCAGCGAAAGGAGTTTTTGATGCATTGATGGAGCAAGAGCGAGCCTTGCGCTTGGTCTCCGCAGAGATGGGGGTTGGGCGCGAGGCCGCCATGGCTTATGTTAAATCCGTTGATCAAATTCGCCTCTATTGGGGCTTCGCTCGTGAGGAGGCGGTAAAGGCCGCGACCAACATTGCCGACGCAGGGTACACCGCAGCTGAATCGGCTTCGATTCTGGAAGAGGCAATGAAGTTGGCGGGCTCTACCGGCGCAAGCCTAGCAAATGTTGCGGACGTCCTCGCCTCTACAATGCGAGCTTACAACTTGAGCACCAATGAAGCCGGTAGGGCTGCCGAGAATCTCTTCTACATCCTTGCCGCAGGTCGTGTAACTCTGGAGGATCTTGACCTCGGTTTCAACCGCTTATTGGTCGTAGCACGACCGTTAGGGGTCTCCCTCGAAGAGCTCACTGCGAGCTACACAGTCATGTCCCAGAAGACGACCGAGACCTATAACATCTATTTGGCCTTGATGGGCGTGATCAAGGCCATGATCAATCCAACGAAACAGCTCCAGGAAATTCTTCTTGCTCATGGTTATGCCTCTGGTCTTGCGGCACTTAAGTCTATGGGCTTCCTCGGAGTGATGAAGCTCCTTTGGGATGAAATGGCGAAGGGTAGACTGAGGCTCCAGGACATCATTTCTGATATTCGTGCGGTTTCTGGTCTAGCTAGCATTACCTCCGGCGATATCGAAAAGATGTTCCAAGCATTCCAGGACTTAACAAAGGGTGAAACTGGCTACCATGAAGCTACTCAAGCTTTCACGGAGTCATTTATTCGCCAATGGAATGAGGTTAAGGAAACCTTGAAGCTTGTTGCTGCCGATATTGCGACAATTGTGCTTCCGGCTCTAAAGGGCTTATTGGATATTGTGAGGGGCCTTGCCGGCGCGTTAAAAACTGTAGCTGAGTTCGAATTAAGAATAATGGGAGTCAACATCACTGGCCAAGATCAATTTAGGAAGGCCGCTTCCGCGCTTCAAGTCCTACTACTTGCCCTTCTTCCGATTCTCGGACGGAAGTTTACGTTTGGGAATGTTCTGAAGTGGCTTATCCCATTGGAACTTTCGTTAGAGATTGCCAAGATCCTTGCTCGTTCTACAGCAAGTCCAGCTTCAACGGCTGAAACCATACTGCGGGCGGTTGTTACTGGGGTTGGCGCAGCACTAGCGGCGGCTGGGCTTGTTACAGGAAACATTTTCGTGGCTTTGGGGGGCCTAGTGATCGAGATCGCAGGGCAAATCGTTTTGAACCTTACCTTTAAGCCTCAGACTCCAGTAGATATTTCGAAGGTTCTCGAGGAGCAAGTCTTCCAGCCCTTTGGAACTTCCATGGAGGAACTCAATCAGAAAGTTCAGGAAATTGCAGGTCAAATGACGGTCAAAATAACGCCTAACATAGTGAGTGCACTTCCGCTTCTTCCTCCGAGGGAACTCCTGATTGGATTAACAAAGGCTTCGCAGGAACTGCAGGAGAGGTTCGCCCAAATCAAGAAAGAGCACCTTACTCCGGACGTTTACAAGGCTCTCGGCTTCGTGTTCGGGAAAGCGATGGCGGATGCCTTCTTTGATTTCGAGACACGGATGCAGGCTCTTGCTGAGGCCATTAACCGTAACCTCCAGATTGGGATTGCGGAGTGGGATTTAAGGCTATCCAAGGCTCCCACTGAATTTTGGGCGGCTTTCGCTTACGCGCAGAGCACAACCTTGGACGTATTGGCAACGCGGCTGGCTGAGCTTGGGGTTGATGTTCAGCTAATCAGCCCTCAGGCAGTTGAGGATGCTAGCAGTGCGATGGAGGCTCATCTCACGAAGCTCTCGACGGAGCTTCGAGAGGTCGTTTCCAGGTTTTCGGAGAGCTTGGCAGGCTACTTAATTGATGGCATTCTTACAGCTCTAAAACAGGGCCAAGATGCCTTAGAGAGTTTCCTTGCACAGGTAGCTGGGTTAGCTAGGACTATCGGACCAAAAGCGGTAGTTGAGCTGATCGAAGGAATTGATGACGCGATTAAGGAGATCGATAAATACGGCGAAGTTCTAGGTTCGCTTCCTCCAGAATATGAGAAAACTCGGGCAGCGCTGGTCTCGTTGAAGGAAAGCATCGTTGGCATAAAGAGCCCCATTGAGATCGCGGTCTCCTCATTTAGAGCTCAGCTCGAGAGCGTTAATTTCGGTGGTCTTGCTGGCGGGATCTGGGATGTTATTAACGCTATCTCCGGCATGAAGGATGTCAACTGGATAGTTACCCTGTTACGAAGCGAGATCGAAGTTCGAAAGGACCAGCCAGCGCAGCTTCTTGCTCTTTCGGATGCGATTCTTACGGTTCTTGAAAGACTCAGGGAGGCAGCCTCCACTCTCGAAGGTTGGGGCGTGGAGGTTCCAGAAAAGATTCGGGCTGGAATTGCAGCGCTCTCCACTTTCGAGAGGACTACGTCGCTTGAGACCGAGCTTCTCAAGGCCAGCTTTGGTGGGCTTCAACAAATGCTTTATGAGCGAATTGGAGCTGAGTTAGAGGCGGGAAAAAGCGTTGACGAAGTTGCGCATTCTTTGCGAGTCCTTGCTGCATCCGTGGCAGACAACCCGGCAGCGCTCAAGGAATTAGCAGAGACTGCCATTTCGCTGCGAAAGCAACTTGAGGATGTAGTGAGGACTTACAATTTTGCTTTACAGCCAGTCCCTAAGAAGATTCAGGATAGCCTTGCTGCTCTTACGAAGTTCACAAAGGCCATGGAGGATTCGGCCGAGGATCTTATCACCTCATTTCGTAAAGCTCGGCTACCCGATCTTCAGGAAAGGTTGCTTCGCCTTCTTATAGCTGTGATCTCTTATAGCGAGGTTCAAGAACAGGCTGCTCAGGCTATGGAATTCCTTAGGAGTGCCTTCTCTGAGACGAGCACATTCCTTTATGACTTCGCTAAATCGGTTTTGCAGGTTTCCTCCAGCGCTGAATCTTCTGGCGCAGTATTGGGGCTTAGTCTTAGCCAACTAAGTTTCACGACCGAGAAGAGTGCAGAAAGGCTTTCTTCTGCCCTAGACTCTGTGGCCGCGGGTTCGAAAAGCCTCCTAGCTTCCCTTGGGAGTGTTAGTGCTCGACTGCCAACTCTTTTCACGACAGTAACTCCTCCCGCGTTTAGTCTCGCTTTCGTGACAACGCCTGCTGTAGTCAGTCTCTCAAGGACGATCGAGGAAATCAGCGCGAAGATTAATCAGTCAGCCCAAACATTAACGGGTCTTAGCCAAAGCGTAGCCAACTTGCCCGGACTTTTTACGAATCTGCAAGAACAGGGAGCACAACTTACACTCGGTCTTTCCTTCCTTCAGATACAGAGCACGGACCTCAGCACGCGAATCGCTATGGTCGCTACCGAGCTTCAGAATCTTGGCGAGGCCACGAAAAGCTTAAGCGAGACTGCTCGACAGGCTGCGGCCGAAATGGACCCATTCACGAGAGTTCTTGCCGAGGTGTGGGGCACTCTTATGAAGGGAGCGGAAGGCGGCGCAGAGGCTGCCGAAAAGGCCCTCCGAGCTTTGGCTGAAAGGCTAGCAAAAGAAGCCGAGGGCGAAGGAGTAAACATTGCGCCCCTTCTTGAACTAATTGAAGTGTCTCAGGGCTTGAGGGACGCCTTGGGGAAGTACTTGGATTTCGTTACAGAGAAGCAGATCCCAATTAACGAAGACCTGAAAAGGAAGCTAGAAGCAGCTAGGACCGCCCTTGACAATTTTGTCGGCGAGGCGAAAGACAGTTCCGAGTTTCTTAGGAAACTGCAAAGCGCCCTTGAAGAAGGTATTAACTCTATAGCCAGAGCAATGGGCATTGAGATCCCGTCCTCAGTTTCCTATGCAATCTCCGCTTTACTAGGAATCGAATCATTCGATCCCATCATATTTGCAATTAAAGCTGCGGTTGATCTCGCTGTGTTCTCATTAAATCAAGCGAGGGCGTCACTTGATCAGGCAAAGCGGAGTTTGGATCAGTTTATTGATTCCGTTCTCGACTTGACGGAGATCTTTTGGGAACTAGTTACAAGCTCTAAGCCTTATGCGGATTTGATGAGCATCATGTCGTTTGTAGTCGGGGCCCTCATCGACACACTACTTGCTTTCTTATGGCCGCTTGTGGCGATCCTTCAAGAACTTGGTATTGTCGCAAGCGACTTCTTGAATGCGCTTTATCCGCTTGAACGGGAGACCGAGGAGGTTACGAAGCAAGCGCGGACTTTTACAGAGCTCAATGTTCCTGCAGGATTCAAGGAGCTTGCCGCCAGACTCGAGTACCTGGTAGCACGTCCGGGCGAGCCCTACGTGCCTGAGGCTGCTGAAGCTGGCGGAGGCGCGGCGCCTAGACCAGGTCCATATCAGCCTCCGGAGGTTAAGATCCCCGCTTGGGCTAGAGATCTAATCGAAGGCTTCCGCGGGATCATTGAGGAGATCAAGGCTGCCCTTCAGAAAGCACTTGCAGGGCTTCTGAGTTTCGCACAAGCGATTGCGCCGGCCTTCACCGAGCTTCTCCTTTCGGTGATTAAGACCTTTGCTAGTTCCCTTGCCATAATTGTCGATTGGCTTAATTCCACGGCGGCTCCGATCCTCATCCAGATCTTCCAAAGCTTAACGGATTTCTGGAATAACCAGGTTGCTCCATGGATCACTTCAACAATTCTTCCCGGTCTCCTTGGTATGTTTACAGCTCTCCTGGACTTCCTGAATACTACGGTGCTACCTTTCATCGAGAACTATGTATTCCCGTTACTTCAGAAGCTATGGCCCTTAATTGAGCAAATATTTTATGAGCTTTTCGACGCATTAAAGCGGGTTATCAGTTGGCTTCAGCAGAACTGGCCATTAATCGAGCAGTGGATCAACAACATGCTCCAGGAATGGAAAAACAACATCTTGAAGGGCCTGGATCTTTGGAAAGCCGATATGCAAGCCAAGGCGGGTGATTTCTGGGGCTCCTGGCAAACAATTTGGCAAAGCCAGAACTTGACGTTCTGGGAAAAGGTTTTGGCTGGCTGGATCCCAGTACAGCAAGCTTTTGCACAGGGACAAGTGGCTTTAGGCCTCTTCCTTGCTGCCATTCAAGTTGTCACGACGGTTTTAGGGTTGGCGGTCCAGGGTCTACTGCTTTTTGTCCAGGTCTTCAAGGCCGCGATCGATGTAATTGCTAGTGTTGTTAGATTCTTTTGGAACGTACTTGCCGACTTTATTGCCACGATCACCTTTGGCCTAGTTCGTCTTCCTAGGCTTCAGGAGGGCGGTATCATAGCAAAGCCAACTGTTCTTATGGCAGGCGAAGCTGGTCCCGAGGCGATTATTCCGCTGCCGGAGTTCAATGCTTTGATCAATGCCCTTAATGTCCCCAAAGGCGCTGGAGGCGAGTTCACGCTTGTGAATGAGATTCATATTGAGGTGGATGGGCGCGAGCTCGCGGCGATTGTCAAGCGTCAGGAAGTCCGGGAAGCTATAATAAGGGGCAGGTGGTGATATGCCGAGGCTGAAGGCGAAGAACTTAGCTCGAACGACTCTCGCAGCCGATCTTTCGGAGTCTGCTACAACTTGTACTGTAGCGGATTCCTCTCAGCTTCCTGATGCTCCATTTCGAGCAGTGATCGGAGGCTCTGAAATCGTTGAAGTAACAGCTAAGAACAACAACACCTTGACGATTGTTCGTGGCCAGGAGGGTACAACCGCTCAAGCCTGGCCTGCAGGAACGCCTATCGAGAACCGGTTCACAGCCGGCTATTGGGACGAAGTTTGTCGGCTTATTAGCCTTACCTCGGCGCAGACTGTCGCGATCTCAAACGACGCGATCACAATGACCCAGTCATTCCACCTCGTGGATACCGAGGATGGGGCTTCAACGGACAACCTCTCCACGATAAACGGAGGTTCTGCCGGAGACCTCCTCTTCCTAAGACCCGTTTCGTCTTCTCGGCAAGTTGTCATAAAACATGGAGTAGGGAACATAAAGACACCAAGCGGACTTGATGTTCTGCTTGACTCAGTAGATAAGCTTGTAGCTCTCGCATATGATGGTTCATCTTGGCTAGTTTTGGGCGGAGACCTAGATCTAAGCATAGGCATCAGAGTAGTCACGGGGTCTTATACACTTCAATTGTCTGATTCCGGGAAGCTCGTGCAGGTTAACTCCTCATCTGCAAGTACAGTCACGATTCCGCCTAACTCAAGCGTTCCGTTCCGGACAGGGACAAGGATTGCTATTCAGCAGTATGGAACTGGCTCAGTCACTATTCAAGCGGGGTCCGGAGTTACATTGCGGGACCCGAACTCAATGGCATCGATCTCAACCCAGTATGATCTACGAGTTATTCTGAAGATCGGTTCGGATGAGTGGGTGATCATTTAGTATGGCCTGGTTATCCGGTTGGTCTTATCGAAGAAAGATAACAATCTCTGGTTCTTCTGGTGCAGGAACTAACTACCAAGTTCTTCTGAAGATTGGCGAGAGCTCTGGCGCAACGGGCTATCATTTCCATCTTGATGGCAAGTCGGCCAGCTTTCCATCTGGAATGAACCAAGGCGGGGATCTTCGATTTACTGCCGATGATGGAATGACGCTTCTGAGCTTTTGGGTAGAAACTGTCAGGGGAACTTCTCCTAACCGAACCGCATACGTTTGGGTAAAAGTTTCCGCAGACCTTGGCACAGACCAGATCATCTATTGTTACTTTGGAAATCCAAACGCGACAAATGCAAGTGATGCTACTAACACATTTTTGGCGTATGAGGGTTTCGAAAACGGGACCTTCGGCCTATTTAAAAATGTTTATGCCAATGATTATTTTAGTGTTAGTTCGACTATAAAAAGGGAAGGCAACTACGGAGCTCGAGCTAATGACACTTCTTCGAGTGAGGGTGGTGGCCGTTATTCTGATGCTGATAAATTTTGGGCTCAAAATAAGGTTGCAATAGAATTCTGGATGAGATGTAATGCCACTTCTTCGGCTGGCGGGGAAACTCGAGTTTCTTTCATGAAAGCTGGATATCGCAGAGCAGGTATAAGCATTGTAGATACTGGAGTTTTTGCTTACTGGACACAGTCTAAAACAACTTTTGGTTCCGCGCAGAAAAATACTTGGTATAAATTTGTAGTCGAACTTGACCATGATAGCCTCACTTGGAATTTCAGGATTTACGATTCGGACTATAATCTCTTATATTCTTATTCCAACTTGTCGATGGGGGCTACTTCGGTATCTTTTTCTGATGTGATAATGTTTTCAAGCAATACTTTGGTTGGGAATAGTTACTGGGATGAGTTTTTCTCAAGGAAATGGACTTCTCCTGAGCCAGCATTCAGTTCAGCAGGAGCGATAGAAGTGCCTCCCATGCCTTCCAGCCGTGGTTTGTTGCTGATGCCTCTTTAATTGAAGCGGGATGAGAAGCCAGATTACCTGAATTTCTTGACTAAAGGCTAGCTAGGCAGATAAACTCATTATAGGAGGTGAAAGATGGCAGGGTGCTCTACTTATCTTAGCCATGCGTTGTTGAATGAGGTTTTCCGGGCTACGGACTATACGCCTCCTTCTGAAGTATATCTCGCTCTCTATACAACCGATCCTGGTCCTGATGATTCCGGGACTGAAGTATCCGGGAACGGTTACCAGCGAGTCCAAGTAACCTTCGGGTCTCCCTCTAACCGTCAGATCTCAAACTCTGCAGACGTGGTCTTTCCGGAGGCTACGGGATCCTGGGGCACGATCGCTTATGTAGGAATAAAAGATGCAGCTACGGGCGGGAACCTTCTCGCATACGGAGCGGTGACAAACCCGAAATCTGTAGATGCTGGTGACCAAGTTATCTTTCGGGCTGGGAACATCACAATTTCACTAACATGAAGGGTAAGTCTCAGACCCAACTTGCGGTTAAGGCAACAATGACCGTTCGCCGCGGCTTTAAAGCGGCGTTGGTTACGGACCTGAGCAAGCGCTAATGTGTTCGGTAACGTTTGGTTTGGCTATGCTCTCTTTGAGGGGCCTCGGTCCGCCGAGGTCACTTCTTCTTTAGGAGTCGACTGCCAAACCACAGGCTCTGCCTCCAGGTCAGCTCAGCTTTATGCCTTAGCAGCGCTAAGCTGCAGTTTAGGGTCTTTCTCAAGCAGGCGCATCCCAGCTTCTAGCGTTGCTTCTTGTTCAGTTGGGATGGAATCTGTCTTCGTTCGCGCTCGCCTCGTCGAGTCTTCTCTCGGACTTAGCCTTGTCTCCGTATTTATCGCGCTCCGAGCCAGGTCCTTTGGATCTCAGATGTCTTGCCAAGTCTCATCTTCGGCCTCACTCCTTCATAAGGTTGGACTGGCCTCGGAAATTGACTCCGAGCTTGCAGAAACCTCTACTCTTAGCCGGGCTTGCTCCCTCTTGGGCGAAACTGCTCCGGGTTTCTCTCTCGGGTTCTCGGTTTCTCGTGCCCGGCCTGTTGCCATCTCAATCGGAGCTTCTATTATAAGCAGCGCTCTTTCCTCCCGTTTGCGGGCCATCTCCTTTTCGCAGGAACTCTCCTTCTATTTCGAAGCGACTACGCGAGGCCCGCTCTACCTCGCTGCTAGTCTTTCGTGCAGCGTTGGGGTCATCCCCGGAGCCAACATCAAAGCTTCGTTAACGACTGCGGTCTTTGCAGACCTATTCACTTTGGCCCACCCCACTCGGCCTCTTGAATTCCGTTTTGGCGTCCTTACTGAAGTGACAGCTTCTGCATCAATATTCCGCAGCCGCGGCCTCTTTAGCCCACTAGAGTCTCGAATGTTTATAGAAGGCCAGCTTGCTCGGATGCGCTATATGCAATCACAAATCGAGCCGAGTCTTGATCCTACAAGCGAGCTCTCCCGTATCCGGTTGATGGACGTTCCTGTGGGACTTGAGGTAGAAACTTCACTTTACGCATCGAGACAGCTTTATCCACAGCTTAATCTCGCGTTTTCCTTATCAACTGAAGCGTTCGCTACCCATCTGGTCTTTCCGGAAGTTCAGGCTGCTTTGTCTATAGAAACCGCAGTAAGCGTAATCAGAACACGCTTCTTCGATTTCGGCATTTCGGCTGAACTATCATGCACTCTAAGGATTCTTCGTGGAGCCTTATTTTCCTCTAACGTCACGTGTGAAGTGCAATCAGAATCTTTCCGTCTTTCAAGGCTGGGCCTATCTGCAATCGTAGAACTAGAGCTCGATTCCGAGAGCCTTTTCGGCGTGTTTAAGCCTCTCTCCTGTTCCGCCTCCTTCATCGCGCAATGCTCCATAAGGATGTCTCGCGGACGCGGCCTTGCTATTCGACTACTTGAAGAGGTCGGATTCATTGTTGAAATCCCGGGCGTTCCGACTCTTCCCATCCGCTGGTGGCCGAGATTGATTGTGAAGGATACTGACCTATCTTATAGGCTTAAGTCTTGCCGACTCTCGTTCTCATTTGATTCCGGAGCCTGGACGCTTGACCTTGAACTCACAAACCATCAGCAATTAGTAGAACAGGGAGAAGGCCTCGATCCATTCGACCCGATTTCTCGCTACAACACTAACGGACCGCTCCTCGGGGCATATAATCCTGTGGAGTTCTCGCTTATTGCGGAGAATGGCTATGTTTGGCAATGTTTCACAGGCTATGTAGGGCCACTTGACCGAAGTAGCCAAGAAGCCTGGGGTGAGGCCGGAACCATATCAGTTAGCTGTGTTGGACCATCTCAGCCTCTTAAGGACTATTTCATCCCCGAGTGGGAAGCTCGGCGTTATACCCAAGCGGTTATTTCAAGGGAAGGACGGCCGGATCTTTTGAATAGGATTTTGATGGACCAAGGATTCGCACCCATCATCGGCTATATTGATGACCCTTATTTCCATGTCGATGAGTACATTATCGGCGGAGTCTCTCTTTGGGAAGCCCTTGAGAATGCTCTTGCACCCACGGGTTTCCGACTCATCGAGTACATGACCGCTGCGGGGCTTAGGATTAAAGTGAAAGATCCGCTCCGCTTTCGTACAAACCCTGATAGGGTTCTCATAGGTGGTTTCCGCTCTCGGCGCATAACTGGTAATGAGGCGGACGTTCGGACTTGGGTTGCGGTTGTCTATCGAGACCGCAATGACTTCCAGGAGAAGTTTGTTTGGGCAGAAGCTGATCCAGACATCGTAGCTATTTATGGGATACCGGACGGTCAGGGCGGTAGAAAACATAAGCGTATGGTTTACAAGACTTCGGAGCGCTCCCTTATTGATTCAGAATCCGAAGCACGGGAACTTGCGGCCACTATTCTATGGGATTTGCAATATCCTACGCCAAACCTTGAGCTTGAGATCCCCTGGATTGATCCATTCTTCCGGCCATTCTATCTTGTAAGGACAATAGGCGAGACGATCTCCACGGACTTCGGAGTTATGGAAATCGAGTGGGAGTGGAGCTGGGAGAATCCATACGGAAGCACTACTCTTCGTGGCTCAACGGGCCGGGTTATCGGCGCGAAAGGACTATGGTTTGCAAAAGATACCAAGAAGGAGCTCGCTAGGATTCATGGACGGCTCGAAGAGTTAACCAACGAAGCCTGTCCTAGGCCAGATGCGCCAGAAGTTTATGGAGCGTGGTACGTCCATGCCGATGGTTCACCCAGCCCTGTAGTGGATATCTACATCCCAGCGACCCCGCCTCATTGGGCTTCGGGAATCAGGGTGTATGTATGGCGTTTCAAGCGAATTGAAGAAGGCAGGATCGGCCAACTCGGGACGAACTGGTTTGCGCCCAAAGGTGAAACTTACGCAGACTACCGATTCGGCGCGGCTTATCGGGATTACGTAGTTTTTACAAGCGGAGCAGCAAAGAACAAGGGGGCGAAGATCATCACCACGCTTTCGAACCATGTGATCACTGCCTCCGATCTTCCTTCAGGCCTTGCCCAAGGCGACGGCTTTTGGATCGTTCGTCTTAACGATATCCAATCGTTTGAAATTGGGATCACAAACTACTATCGGCTCACTGGGCTTAGGGAGGGGGAGGCTGTAGCGGTGTCTTTCGCTTGGATCCCGAGGGTCTCGCGGTAAAATCTTTCTGCCATGCCTGCGCGCTGGTACAAGTATGTTGGCTTGACCCTGGTAGACGGACGACCAGAGCCATTGGTGAAAGTTTATGTGTACGAGCCAGGCACTCAAAATGAGATAACAATCTATGAGGATCGTGGTAACACGGAGATCACGCAGCCGATCTTGACTGATTCAGCAGGAATGTTCTCATTCTTCGTGGATGCGGATGCGCATCCAAGTATCAAGTTATACTTTGAAAAGGAAGGCGTGGATTTTACAAATACGAATTCTCACCACGAGGAGATTGTGATTGCCTGGTAGCATGGAAACGAAACGGCTAGGAAGTGCGGTCCAGATTGGCCACGCCCACTTCGGGCGGTGGGCGGGAGGTTTAATTTCAGAACCTTCCTTTGCAATCACGCCAGTTAAAGAGGTCGTACCCAATCCTCCAGTCATCCAATCCGTTTCGCTTGTAGAGAATGCGCCGGGTACCATTAAGTTGGCTATTGAGCTTCCTTCAACGAATACGGATGGATCACCTCTGGCTATTGGTGAGCTTGTTCGATTAAGAGTGAAATATGGTCCGGCCTCTAATGATCTAAGGTATCAGAATGACTTCCCTCCTGGATCCGAAATCAGTTTCGCGCCTGGCATGTCAGGTATAGTTTATTTAGCGGCCCAAGTCCAAGATTCTCATGGTAACTGGTCTGCTCTTGGTTCGGTTGTACAAAGCCCATCCATCCCATCCATTGAAGAAAGCATTGCCTTTTGGGCTCATCGCCTTAATGCCGATGCTGTCTTTACTAATAACTCGCCATCCCCGGGGTATGTTTCTTGGAGCAATGTGAAGCTGTCCTTCCGCGATGAAACTTGGTCAATTCAGAACGGGAATACTAATAAGCGTTACATCTGGTGGGATTACTCGCTCTCAAAAACCACATTCCAGACCTCCGATGATCCGCCTTCACTGGATCTTGAGGATGTGCTTGTTGCCGTCAATATAAATGGAACGTGCTATCTCTATATGTATCGGCCGATGGTCGCAGCCGATTTCCTTCGCGCAGGAGTCTTGCAAAGCGCGAACTGGAGCGAAACTTCTGGATCACAATTCAGTCTCAACGATGGAACATTTAAACTCGGCGGTTCGAGTTCTCCCAAGCTTTCTTGGGATGGAAGCACTTTGCAGGTGATGGGCATCATCCAAGCAGGCGCGAACAGCTGGCTTGGAAACTCCAACGCCGTTCAGATCACATCACAGGGTATCAATGTTGGCTCGTCGGGTTATATTAGGGGAGGAGCGACAGGCTACAACCAAGGGACAGGCTTCTGGTTGGGCTATGATAGTACTACATACAAGTTCTTTATCGGAAATGCTTCGGGCAATAGGCTTACCTGGGATGGCTCATCCCTAACGGTTTATGGCACAATCCAGGCAGCAAGTGGATTCCTAGGAAGCTCCTCGGGCGTGACTATCGAAAGTTCTGGAATAAACGTCGGCTCTTCGGGCTATATTCGGGGCGGGAAATCTGGTTACGGCTCGGGTTCCGGATTTTGGCTGGGATACAGCGGAGGCTATTACAGGTTTGACATTGGAGATTCTACGTATTATTTGCGGTGGGATGGAAGTAACCTTTTAGTTAATGGGAGGGTCTATTCGCAGGCGGGATCATATTTGGTAACGGGATCAACACAGAGGACGGACATCAACTATTCCTATTCTCACCGGATAGCCCTCTTCGCCTCGAGCGGAAATCTTGGGACTTACATCGACGTCGGAGCCGTAACGCTCTATGATGCGAGCTATACCCCTGTCAGACTGCAGTCAGCGTCCCCTCACATTTATTTGTCCCCTTACGGCGGGAGCGCGCGCATTGAATCTTCTGGCACCCTTATTGTTTCTGGAACGACTATCCTCTCGCTTGTAGCTTCTTCTGCAGAGCTTATTAGGCTAGATTCCAGCTATGTACGCATGCCATATAGCGGCGGGACCTGGAAGTATGAGGGAGGGACTTATGGAGGAGCCTTTTATACTCCAGCTGGAGGCATCTATGTTTATATCGGAGCAAATCGTTATGCTATCCCATACTATGGACCAGTATAAAGGAGGTGCTATATGGAGATCGCGGATTTTGTGATCAGCGATGTAATGATCACGCAGGAGAACAGCCCGCGTCCGGATGGCCGGTTCGATGCAGGCCTTGTGATCAGCTTTCGGATCATTCCGCTAGATACGAATGGAAATCCTTTGCCGCTCACGACCCGCGCTTACCGTCTCTACTACCGAGAAGACGAAATCCCTCCTGAACTCGCAGATGTACTGGATCGATTATTCAGCCTAATTCGTCCACCAGTAGATGCAATCAAGCAGGACATCCAGCAAGATGCTGAACCACTGAGACGCGTGAAGCTCGACAAAATGATCAAGGAGAAGCGGTCTGGTCGTGGCCCTGTAAAGTGACTTCGATCTTCTCCAGTCGATAGTTGCGGAACTGGGGCTGGTAAGAAGCGATCTCCAGCCCCTGTGCTTTTCCTTTCTCGTAGATAAGATCGGCAATCTCTTTGTTCGTAACTTGCAGCTCAGCGTAAATTCTTTCCATATCCCGAGAAAGCAACTCTGCTCTTAGGAAGAGAGCCTCGAGCTCTCGCCTCTCCTGATCCGACAGCTTCAATTCTGGCATGGTCTAGCCCAGGTGCGGGATTCGAACCCGCTGCCGGGTGCGGCGGCCTCGGCCTCCTTGCCTGGGCTTCGAAAGGAGGTAGGACGGGCGGGAATACCCGCCAGCCTGATCTTAGATCAAAGTCCTGAAGTCGGCAAACCGAACAGCCAAGTTTTGCGAGAGCAAGGTCTGGCTACCACCAGGATTGACAAGACTCGCAATTTCTGTAGACTTTTCAGTGCTATGAAATGCGCGCTTATAGCAGGTACACGGCCGGAGGTAATTAAGCTGGCTCCATTAGCGAAAGCTATGGAGCGCTGGAAAATCCCTTATGGATGGGTTCTAGTACGACAACATCAAGAGCTCCTTGATATTGCGAAGCATGACTTCGGCGTCTCGGGCCAAGAAATAAATCTTGACCTTGCAGAGTCTATGGCCCGAAAGCTTGGTTCTATGCTTCCAAAACTTGAGAATGCGCTCGCCGACTACAGTCATGTTGTTGTTCAGGGCGACACGCTAACGGCTTTTGCCGGAGCACTGGTTGGCTTTCTGTGCGAAAAGAAAGTCATTCACATTGAAGCTGGCGTGAGGTCACATAACCTTTTCGAACCCTTTCCCGAAGAGCAGATTAGGATGTTCATAGACCGTGTTGCGTTCCTCCGTTTTGCGCCTACCAAGCACACTCTTCGGAATCTGAAAACTGAAGGTCTTTTATCGGGAACCATTTGCTCTTATGGCAATACTGTCTCGGATGCTCTCTTTTCTACTAAAGTCCCGGTAGTCGAGCTCCCCTTCCCAGAAGGATCGTACTTTCTTGTGTCCCTTCTTCGGAGAGAAAACTGGAGCATCATTCCAAAAGTCTATGAGATGCTGAGCAAGGAGAAAGACCGCCTCTTCATTGTGGTAGTCCATCCTAACCACAGTCATGAGGCCTCGAAATTGACGGGTTCCCATATCGTAAAGATGGGCCCCTTACTTTACCCTTTCTTTATAGCGCTTCTTAGAAATGCAGCAGCGGTTATCACGGATTCTGGTGGAACCCAGGAAGAGGCCGCCCTACTAGGAGTCCCAGCGTTTATACTGAGACGAGCTATTGATCGTCCAGAATCCATCGAAGCTGGCCAAGCGAAACAAGTAGCAGACTACGAAGAGCTCTTCAAGATCATCGATGAAAGCGACCTCAAAGAGATGGCAAAGCAGTCAATAGTTTACGGAGACGGACGGGTGAGCGAAAGAATAGCACTGCAATTGGCTAGAAAATTAGGCCTACTTAAAAGGCAATAAAGCCGTTCTAAGGGACCGATAGGCTTTATTACCCGTAGAAGGATGCGGAGGCGCCTTTAAGGCCGTTTTAATAGAAGAGGGGCGGACCTTCTTGGATCCGCCCCACTCCGATAGAAGATCTGATTCCCTAGGAAGTAAGGTACTTTTTGATGTTCTGGTAGAGGACCTGCGCCGATGCGAACACAACGCTAGAGGCTTTAGCGGCCTCAGCAAGGAATGCTTCAGGCGAAGAGAACATGGATGTAGTGAGTTGCCCCGTTGCAAACCCTGTTATGATGCCGCCGAGCACGCTGATTACGAGTGCTGTCCAGAACATCGGCCGGTCTTTGAGCCCCGTATACTTCTTCACAACCTGGATGAGCGGCACCAAGATCCAGCCTATCACTATGTTTACAAAGATATCCATGCTTCACCTCCCGTCTTGGGTTTAAAGGGGCCGGCCTCTTCCGCATTCTTTTTAAGCCAGCGAAGGGCCAGCCCCTTCCCACCTTGGGCCCGCGGCGGCGAGTCCCGGCTAAGAATACACCGGGACCACCGCTCTGCAAAGTCTAACACGGCCATACCTTGAGCAAGATTTCCTTGAAGCTAGTGCGTCCGCTTCGGTCGGTTACCCAGATTCGCACACGATATACCCAGTATGCTTGTGGAGCCGGACAACAGGAAGGGCCGGGAAGACCGCGCTCAAATCGGAACTCAGGGCCTTCATGACGGAAGTATTCCGGATCTTTCGGGCAGAGATCAGGATCAGTGCATTGGTACGGGTAGGGTTTTGGAACCCACTGTCCGTTTTCCATCTCAACATAGACAACCTCCCAGCGAATCCAGAGCGGTAGGTCTCTTTCTGGTGAGTAGCTTCCAGAAGCGTCCAAGATTATCGGCTGCCAGGCGAAAAGCTTATCGGGATTCACCTCGTCCCTAAGCGCGTCATAGACCGATAAAACAACTACGGGATAGTTGTGGGCCAGTAAGTCTACCTTCAAGGCACGGTACTTCTTAGTTGGCGAAGTTGTTCCGCCTCCACCGCCACCTACTCCGCCAGGATATTCTATATATGGATCATTGGGATCATTAGGTACGCCCTCGACCCGCAGGCGAGCGAAATACACCCCGGCCTCGGAGTAACGATAGACCATAATGGGGTCCCCCTCGATAAACGTGCCCGTACCGATAAAGTCCCAGTAGAAGTGAAGATTAGTACCGCGCTCTAGATATGCTGAAGCGTCGAAAAGGACGGTTCGATTATCCGAGCCGATCGCGACGACAACCTCCGGCTCCGATGTAGGAGGAGGCGAGGAAGTCTGCGGGATTAAAGAGCAGCCTCCTAGAAGGAGACAGAACACCAGACAACCAAGAGTAACCACGGAGAGGACTCGCCGCCGCATGCCTCACCTCCTACTGGCCAGGCGCTGGACAGGGTGGCTCGCCCGGCAAGCCGCACCAAAGCAGATACCGGAAGCCGAAGGAGATGCGAATGAGGCCGCCAAAAGGCCACGTTGACTGGATCGGGCCGATTGGTGTTCCTTCGGCAGTCTGCATTGGGATGAAAGAGTAGATCGAGAAGAAGACAGTTACGGGTTTATGGACCCATTCCGCAATGGCGGCAAGGCCCCAGTGCCAGTTCGAGAGGGCCCAGTTATCGGTGATAAACACCGAGAACCGCGGGCCTCCGCCGATATAGAAGTTATCAAAGAACATTGGGACCTTTCCTTCGACCCCGAGTGCCCACCAGTGCCCAAGGTTGGGCTCATATTTCTTGACCCATCCGGTGAACCCGAGGGTAGACCACCCGGCCTCAGCATAGGGCCATCCCCAGTCAAGCCCGACCCCGATGAACGGGGAAGCCAAGGCTGCGACACCCAACACCGTTGTCAGTAACAACGCAGCAAGTTTCATTGAGACACCTCCTCTTGCTTCTCTTCTTCCCTTTCCGGCGCAAGTCCTCGCGCCGGTTGATTTAGATTAACCTCCACTTCATCAGGCTGCAAGACCCGGTAATAGTAGTGACCGGGTTTCCAGCCCTCCTGCTCGATCACAGCAGCTAGAAAGATGTCACACCATACTTTCTTTTCTTTGTTGCCAAAGTTCAAAGCTCGCATCCCGCCATCGTCTTCCCGGAACTTTATCCTGATCGTGGATTTCGTGTATTTGATATCGCATGACTTGAACTGGGAAAGGTTTAATAACTGCGACGCTTCCACGCCGAACCGAACTCGCCCCGTTCCTACGAAGACGACATCCGGCGGGAGTTTCCTTCTTAACACGCGCATGGACTCACCACCTCCTAGAACGGAACATCGTCACTTCTCTTTCTGATCTCGCTTTGCCCTGCCTCCAGCCTAATAAAGCCTTTTATACGGTTGACAAGGGAACCATCCTGCCGCGTGGAAACAGAAACGGTTGCAAGGATCCGTTTCCCTTGGGCTGCTTTTATCACGGCCTCAAGGAAGTCGAGGGCATTTTGATACTCCTTCTCCACGAGTGATGGATCGACGAGTTTCGCAAGCGCTACTGCAGAACGAACAGCCATTTCCGAATCGGGATACCACACAGCCGTAACAGTTGACTCATGTCCTTCCACTCCGAAGTCGACCACAATACCCACAGATCCATCCGCCCGCGTCTGAAAGCGGTAGTCCACCGGGGTCACCACATAAGTCCCCGCCCTGATAAGCCTTGATTCCAGATAGTTTTTAGGATTGAACATCCGACCTCCTCTCTTGATCCTCAGAATTGCCCGCTTCGCTCTTCAAGCGATCAGCCTCTAGCTCAGCTTCATAGCGTCTCCTCAGCTCACTGTACGAAGGCGGAAAAGGCGAGATTCGAAGAAGATATGGGTCGCGCGATCCTGCTTCAATCAGAGGTGAGGGCGCGGTGATACAAACCCTCTCACCATTATCGTTGATTGTTAGGAAGATTATGTTATTTACCGCGGCCATTAGAGCCCTTGCTAGCTTCCCGGGCAGGTTGACAGTAGCCTTCTCTGAGTCTCCCTTTGAATGGGCAACGATGACTAGACCAGCGGGGAATATCGTAAACTGCTTCACAAGATCGAGAACGGAAGCTCGAAGCTTGGCCCATTCCGCGCCGAAAGCCTGGGACGGTCCGATCAGATCCTTTCTTCCGAACTCTAGCGCGATCTCGTCCATTAGCCAATCCGTGATTGCATCGATTGTATCAAGGGCGATGGTCTTCCATGGAAAATCATTGGACTCAGCTCGCTGCTTTAACTCTTTCCAGAGTAATCTGAGTTCATCAAGCGAACGGACCTCTGCGACCCATCCTTCGATGTAGTCTGCACCGCCGGGCTCAGCCTCGATAATCAGAACGTCAGGGAACGTAGACACAAAGGTTGTCTTACCAACCTTGGGCGGCCCATAAATCAGCGTAGTCGACCGAAGAAATCGGTCGATTCCCTTAATCGGACGCCGAAGCTCAATCATCTCCACCTCCTCTCAAGTCTCTTACATTTTACCACATTCTCAGGCTTTGTCAAGTGGCTCGGTCAAGTTGTTCTTGGGGAGGAAGCCTAAGGCCACGGCGGTGTCATCAGCCCTGCAGATCAGCTGATAGGGGCAGGGGAAAGCCGCACAGGCTTGTGGATTTCGGAAGATCTTTCCCTGTCTTATCTCTTCCGAGATCAGTCTTATTTCCTCTTCGATGAAAGCTAGGTCAGATTCAGTAAAAGTCGTCGGAATAGTTACTACTGGACTTCCGCGGGATAGGCTCTCATCGACAAGACGATTCTCGAATTCCTCTAACGACTCATCATTCCTTCTTCTGAGATTCGGCACGACCACAATGTCCCAGATGCCGCCCATAACGCCCTTTATCCCAGCCTGTTTAGCTAGCCAGGCATAGAAGAGGAGCTGGTCTGAGATCGTTCTGTACCAGTCCCAGTGAGGATTTGATGTAAGCTTATGATCAACGATAAACAACGAGTCGCCTAGCCGTCGGATCGCATCCAGCCGACCTACCCAACGGATGCCATCGAATTCCACTTCCAGCCAGCTCTCGACCTGGAGAAGCTGGCCGCCAATTTCGTCCTTCCATAAACGAACTCCTGCCTTGGCTCGGGCAACTGCCACATCGGGCTGCTCGCAACGATCCAAAAGAGGTGAACTAAAGTTAAGAGGCTCATTTCGTTGTTTTCGGGCAAGGTTATCATGGAACAGAGATCCCGCTGCTAAGGCGGTTGGTATTGTCGGAGGTTCCCACTTCTGCTCCAACTCCCAGCGCCTTCGGCACGTTAACCACATTCCGATACTCGTGATTGATAATCTCATGTTGCTCAATTTTACTACATTTCTCCTAAAAAGTCAAGCGAGGGGAGCCATGATCCGACTCCCCTCGCTAGTCCGGACGGACCTAGGGACAGTCCTAAGGCTCTACTCCCAGCCGATCTTGTCCAACATCCCCGTGCCTTGGACGTCGTAGGAGATCGTGCCCGCGCCGTCCCAGGTAAGCTCGATATCCTCGCCCGTTAGCACGCCCTTGCCCGCAAGGTACCTCGTGCCATCAAGATGGAAGTAAAACGAGAGCTCTGTGGCATTCCAGAGGGCGTCCTTGATGGCTTTCTGTCCCAAGTCCGTTGGCTCGACGAATCCCTCAAACGTGGCCGTCCAGCCCAAAGGGCCAGGGAGGAACTTCCGGAACCGCTTCGCAATGGGGCCAGCCTCAGGATCAAAAGCGGAGACGTCGATCGTGTCCTGAGACGTGCTCACCGTCCAGCGGTTCATTCTCCCGATGACCTTCAGGCCCTCCTCGGTCGACACTGCGACGTAGCCGTCAAAACCGGAAAAAGGCATACAATCACCTCCTGCTTCGTGGTCTTGCGACAAGTTTCAAGCTGGATATTGGCCTGTCAAGTTTTTCTCGATACGTGGAGAATAAAGTCCCCACTTACATACCAGAGACCAGCTTCCTGATCATAGACTTTTCGCACCGTACTTAGTTGCATTCTGTAACGCGCCGTGGTTGTCTCAAAAGCAAAGCCTTCCAATTTATCCTGGATGTTTGCAAATATGTTTTCTGCTTCCGTGCTTACGTTCGACTTGGAGACGGCATCCACAGTTATTCCGGTCCTTGAGAAAAAATGCTTACTCTGAAAGGAGGAAAGCCAGTCCATCCCGATTAGATAGAACCGAATGAGTGGCGGATCCTGGCCCAGAGGTATAGCAGTATCGAAAACGGGAAGATTCAGCTCGCGCAAGCGTTCCCAAATTGCGCGCTTGAGCTCTTTGAGCTCGCGCATATCATGCTCCCAAGATGAAGTCTAGACTCTCCTCAACGATCAGCTCATCCCCACTAAAGAGCCGGATCCTGGTCCCGCCATCGTCGAGCTCTTCCATAAAGATGATTTGATCCGCAGGGAACGCAATCTTCCTCCGCACAACCTCGCCCTGAAAAGCCCGCACCTTCTCGAGCTTCGTCAAGACCAGGAACCTTAGTACCTCACCTTCAGCCTCGGGGTAATCGCGATCGTCCTTCCGCGCCATATGGACCTCACCTCCTCTGCTTTTGACCACAACGCGCCTCGTAGATAGGGAAACGGCCCAACAAACCGCTTTGCCCTAACATGATAAAACCCAAGCTCGATGAAAACAGCGTAAGGAACAGAACGAGATCCCCGCCATGGGCGGTTTGAACCGTACCATCCTTCAATCCGGGAGCCCTTATCGAGGACCTCCCATACCAAAGAGTCACGTAGCCTCCCCGTCCTCACCCGAACAAGCTGTTTGGCCTCTTGGCAGAGCATGTTTACAGTTTCGGCCATGAGAAACTTTGTGAGCTCTCTTGTAGGAATGATCGCGTTAAGGATCGACCCAACCCGCCTAACATCAACCCGAAACACGTTTCACCCCTAAATAGAAAAGAGTCCGCGTAGGGTCCTCTCGGCACATCGCCCTCCTCGCAACTTCGGCCGGAGTCCATACCGCATCGTGAAATTCAAGTTCATCCCCCAGCCCCGGCTTTGGCTCGGTTTCTTCTCCTGGCTGCTTCGTGAACGCGTTCCTCCTGAAAACAACAATTGCATCCCAGTTGGCTAGTTCTCCTCCCTCGATCGCGAGGCTTCCCGCGCCTTTGTCGTATACGATTGCTGAAAATTCGACCTCCTCCCAAAAGGTCTTAACTGTCCCTAGGTCAGGATCATATGATGAGGAACGGAGGCGCTTATATTTCACGAGCGTTCCTAGGCGCTTTACGAGGTAGTCGAAAGCCTGGTCTACTGCTTCCTCAAACATTCCTCTCTCCATTGCTCCAACCTTTCAATTCTGCCAAGCTGCTTTTCTATATTAGAGCATACGTTATTTATGCGCTCTTCCAGATTGCCAAGCTTATGCCAAATTGTGAAGAGCGTTCCTATGAAAAGCACGACGATTCCTACATCCTGTATCGAGGAGTGCGTAAGAAGGAGGACGCCTCCAGCCGTGAACAAAGCAAATCCGAGAAGGAAGTACGGCCTTTTTATCCTCATATCAGCCTCCTTCTGCGCCAAATTGGCCAAGTTTAAAGAGTGGATCGCGAGGCTGTTCACGAGCAAGGAGCGGCAAACCTATCGAATCGGGGCTTCCCGCATCAAACGAAAATCCTTGACGCAAGCTTTCAGCTAATTCGAAATAACGCGTCGCTATGCTCGAGTATTTCACAGATAGATCGCCTACCGCAATATCAGCCTCTCGTGCGAAACGAGCGGCTATTACATCAGCTGCTCTTGCTGCTGCGAGTATTTCATTCGCTTCTTTCGAGATGATCCAATCAAGAACCTCATCGCTGATTAAAGGCTCAGCCGGATTCGTATCCCCGATTAGGATACGGACTCTATCCCGAACTGAATTGGCGGGATCATTGGTGAAAGTCCAGCTCATCAGCTTTTATCTTCTAGTGCCTGTTTCTCCTCGTCAAGACTTTTCTTCTTATATTGGCGCTTATGTCCTGTTTCCTTTTTGTGTTTCTGAAGAGCACTGTGTAAGAAATAGACCTTCAAGCAGTCTCCGCAATGATGGAGATCAGATAATTCAGCGTCATCGAGGGGAATAACCCAGCCGCGCTTTTCATAATGCGGGGGCAAGTCTTCAAGAGGGAGCACTTCATAAGCTTCGCCTTCAGGGAGGTTGCGCAGGAGCACCCCATACCCCGAAGGATGCTTTGGTGGCTCGATTGTTACAGCCCTTACCGCCAATAGTTCGGGAAGCTGTTCAATCACGAAAGCCAATGGGACTTTTACGCCTTGGGCGAGGACCTTCTTTCCTAAAACCGTCCCGCGAAGGATCTTTACTCTTGGTAGCTCCATATCGCTGCGAGTATACATGGTGAAAATGGAAAAAGAAAGGCCGGACCAAATCTTGGTCCGGCCCTGACTTTTTACGGTCTTTTTTAGGATCAGCTCAATACATCATAGAGGATGTATCCAAGGTCTGGTGCCAGGAGCTTCTGGTCATAGGCCATTTCGCCCTCGTACCTAATGGCCTTACGGGTGGGAAGTTCGATTGTCGCGACGCCCACGTTATAACCATTGTTATAGCCAGTCCAGGCGAAGATGTACCCGCCCGTAGGCACCATTAGGCCTGGCCGCTCCGGAGCGTATACAAGTAGGAGGTTATCAGGGAACATGTAGGTCGGGTTAAGAGCCGAGCCCTCCGGGCCAGTATCGTGAAGAGCTCGACCAACCAAGACCTCATCGACATCAAAGAGACGAGCGAGAAGTTCGGGTGTTACGAGGCCCTTTACATCCGGCGCGGTAGGCGCATAGACCAGCTGGGCCTGGATCTTGGGGTGCATGCGAAGAGCGTTATAGACCTTAACCGACATCACGATTTTGTTGGGGGAGATTCCGGTGATGCTTTCGATGTATTCCCTTGCACTGAAGATATCAGCAATGGGATCCGAGTTTTCGTTGTCCCACTTTACGGTCGGAGAAGACCCGTTCCAGAAGTTTACGCCGAGGCTCTTCCCGTTGTGATCGAAGAACTTCTCGACCCAGGTCTTCTCGCGCAAGAGCAAGAGCTGGTACATTACGGTCTCGACTACCTGACGCTCCAGGTTGGGGATATCCGAGTTCTTGAACGTAGCAAGGGGCACGTCCCAGTGGAAGGCATAAATGTCGCAGAAGTAGGGCTCGGTTCGAGCGATCGCAAAGCCAGACCCAGCAGACTCCGCACCAGGAGCGCGCTTCTGGGCTTTGATCCGAAGCCAGGCCTCTTTGTCAAAGACCAAAACGAGGTCGCTTTGTTTCTCTACGTTTACGACGGGGAAGACGCGATCGGCAATGAACTTCTTGGTATCCTGGATATAAGCGACCGCGATCTGGGTCAACACCTGATCAAAGTGGACTTCCTGGGTTGTAGGCTGAGGCATTGTCTCTCACCTCCTCACAGGGCCTTCTTCTCAGGGAGAATGAAGGCCGTAACAACCTGGCCAGCCTGCGCTGCAGCCTCAAGGGCTATACCAATTGGGTAGTAGCCCGTAGAGGCCGCAATAAGCCGGCCATCATCATCCGCGGTGAGGACGTCACCAATCGCGATGGCACCGCCTGCAACTACTTTTGAGATACCGAGCATGCGCACATTCGCAGCCTGCCCTTCCTTAGGCTTATCCTGGAGGATCCCGATCGGCAGCGTATCCGATTTAGCCTTCACAACCTTTCCGTTGCTGTTGAGCGCAACTGCCAGGAACTGCGCATTGGATAGGTCCTCACCGGACTCCAACGACACATCGAAAAGTGAAAGTTCCCATGCCATGGACCTCACCCCCTAAGCTGGCGATAAAGATCCGGGTTCTTCGTAAGAACCATGACCCGCGCTGCCTCGATGGACTTAGCCGCACCCTTTGCAAGGAGTTCCTGGGCTTGCTTCTCTACGATATCCCACGGCGACTCCTCGACCTGACCAGCAGACCCAAGCTCCTTGAACAAGGGGCTAGCGGATACCACAGCCTCAAGTTTCTTGAAGGCTTCCTCGAGGCGGGTATCACCAGACTTTTTCATAGTGAAGAGCAAGTCTGCGATCTCTGGCGCGATGGACATCAAGCTCGGAATCTGAGACTTCATAGTCTCGATATATTCCTTCTTCTCGCGGATCAACCGCTCCTCTTCGAGGGCTTTGCGGAGAGCCTCCAGCTCAGCCTGGGCCTTCTGCAGGGCTTCAAGCTCAGCCGAGGGCTTCTGAGCCTCTTCCGCCTTTTCGATGGACTCTTGCTTCACTTCAGCTACATTAGGCTCGGATTTTGCAGCTTCCTCAGCGGCTGTGTTGGTAGAGCAGGAGGTTTCCTGGGGAGCAGGATAGCCATAGGGCTTGGGATAAGAATACTGAGGATAAGCTCCCGGATGCTGGTAAGGATACGGGTACGGGTAAGGCTTTACTCCCTCAGGCAGCGGGTACCCTACGAGCTTCCCCAATGCGGCGATCACCACATCAGGGATCAATCCTTCCTCAAACAGCGGATACAGAATCTCCAAGGCCTTCTTGACCTGGTCTTGCTGATCCGCTGTAAGGCCCTTTGTCTTCTTCTCTTCCTCTTGGAGAGTCTCCGGCATCTCTCCCACCTCCTTGAGAAGTAAAAATCGACGGCGGTTGGCGGGACTGCCAACCGCATCGACCCGCGGCACAAAGAGATCTTCAAGGCGCGCTTTTGCCCGCATGGCTTTAAGATTCCTGAATCAAGGGAATCTAGTCAAGGGATTCTTGTAGTTTGTGCCTGATCCCCAAGCCCTGAATAGACCAACCCGTAAGTTCTCCATTCTTGATTTTCTCCCATACCTCCCGCTCGGGGATCCAAACTCCTAAAACCCACTCTCCTTCCCGGACCAAACTGTCGGGACGCGATGGATCATAATAGAAAGAAGTGCGCGCTATAAAAGATTCGACCGGGAATGCTAAGATCGGCTCACCTTGATGATTTATTCCTACTTGTCTACCAAAAATCAAGTACCGATGTGCGGCCTTCTCCACCTCATCCGGACTTATTATGTCTCCCTGAGCGTCTGGCTCATGAGGCGAAAGTACCACACCATAAACGATCTGTTTCTCCTCATTCTTCCCGACCGGAATGAAAGGAGTCCCTTTCAGTGCGGATGGCGTATCAGACCTTCTGACAATCACGATTGGCGAGTCTTCCGATTCCCAAAGGATAAGGTAGTATCCGGTGATTTCCCTTCCTTCCAGCTTAAGCCTTAATAAGCCCGGCTCTTCCTCAAGGACAGTGGCCTCTCCTTCGTCAATCAGCTCGATTCTTGATGGAGTCTCCTTTGTTGGATTCAGAAGAGTACCAGGTTCGGGCTCAAACACGCCAGTCTTGGTGTACAAGGCCCTGTAGTAATCCTCATCAAGTTCCACGCCAGCTACTTCTTCTCTAAGACGGGGATCATTATCAAGAGAAAACACCATCTTAGGATCATTGAGAAGAAGGTAGTAAATTGTGGTCGAGGGCCCAAATCTGATTACAATCTGGCCACGAAATGTTTGCCGGAAAATCTTAAAACGTGGCTTCGCCTTCTCTTGCGGCTTAAAATTTCCTTCCTCATACCAGGCCACAAGCTCTTCCCGCATGGCTTTTCGCTTCTCTTCGTCCTTCTCCTCCCAAAATCTTAATTCTGGCGGAACCCTCTCGCGCAGCCAGGATGGCAGCGCTGCCACCCCCACGGGCGGAAGCCAGTCTTTCTCGACTGCGTCATCTGAAAGAACATAGGGAGTTGGATCGGGAGTCACGAATAGCCAATACCCTGACTCTCGGGCGGTCTCCTCGGCTTCGCCCGGAGGCAAAACGATGGCTCCGGCTTTTGCAAGCTCTACGGCCTCCCTCATCGACTTCGCCCGTGCAACAAACCGGAAAACGACCTTAGGAGGGAAGAGCTCATTTCCTTCCAGGAAATACTCGAAAAAGTAGGGCTTCCTGGCACCTGGGACCCAATACCCCCTATCAATCACCACGAAGACACCGGGGAAGGATCGCGTCGCGCCAACCGGTATGCGATCGACTTTCCATGAACCATCCTTAATGACCTGTTCTGCTTTCTTTGGATCCCAGCCTTCCCTCCTCAGCCTCTCTTGGACTTCCGTTGGCCACTCATCCCAGTACTCGATCACGGTTTTCGGCCAATCCGGAGGGAATTCTGTTCGCCCCTCGACCTCTAACCACTCAATTGGGATGAGCTGGGCTTTTCGTTCGGCATAAAGTGAGCCAGGTCGGATCACCGTTCGTTTCTCGCCACGAATCGTAGTTTTTACCTCGCGCGGGAAGATGTAGCCCGTGTCCAGGTCGAACTTCCATACCGATTGGTCTTTCGCAATCTTCCTTCCTTGCTCTAGCGTGACTACCGGAGTCTTAATCGCACCCTCCACCTGAGCTGAAACAGTCCATCCTTCAGCAACTGAGTTTCGTGCGAAACGAAAGTCGAGGTGAACGCTCATGCCACGATAGTGAGCTTGGACTACAAAGCGCTTTGGAGTATTAGGATCCTCCGGATACTCAGTAGTGGGCCCAAGTTGCTTTTCCATACCTACTTAATCTTGACAGGACTCTTATGGCTACGTCAAGGATTTTCTTATTTTTCGATATCAAGCAAAGAAGCGAACTCTTCCGGCGGCTCTTTCCTATGAGCGAAGAATGCAGCCTGAATGGTTCCAATTCGGCTGCCGGGATCCTTTATGCCTACGGGAATCGGGTGCTGCCAAGATACATGGATTCCGCCCTTCTCATCTTTGAACGTGGTTATTTCCATGGGGGCTACTGTCAAGATGGTCCCAGGCTTGGGAGGCGAGGGGAACTTTATCGCATAAGAATTCCCAAATGCATACTCTCCCGGACCACGGTGTGGGATTCCGAAGAACATTGTCCAAACTTTTGGATCGTCTAGACCCGTCCAGGCCTGCTTTTCTTCGTCCCAGTCCAGCTTTAGGTCCTTCTCGGTTAGCTTCTTCTTCGACTCGATCGGGACAATCTTTCCGGTTTTCTCGTCTAGCAGGCCTAGCCGACAGATATAGGTATCCGTCCATTCGAGATTTTTAAAGGCCTCTTCCTTTGTCCAAGTAGTTCCAGCTGGCCGAGGCTTGGGCATCCGACGATAGCCAAGAATTAGGCAATCAAGCTCAACTCGGTTCTTCAGTTTGATGACGGCTGTCCTAGCTTCCTGGGGATCGTACCTAAATGAGCCCAGTTTAGCCATCACTCCCTCGGTTGAGCGCCCTTTCTTGACTTGTCGGAACTCCTCTATTGCCTCGAGGAACGACTCTCTGTCTTTCACGATCTTGGTTTCGAAAACTTGGAGTATATAGCGCCCAAGCTTGATTGGCTTTGGAATAAGGTCCTGTAGGATCTTTAATCTCTCGGTGTATGGGAGCTGAGTTACATTCTTCCCATTCAGCCAAGCGATGTCGTGCACGAAGATCTTGATGTGGAAATCTTCTTTCGGCTCCTTCGCCGTCGCCATCCATGTCATTTGGGTCCTTGAAATCTGGTACTCATAACCCGGATCAAACTCAACAAACTCGCAGTCAAGGACGAATGATGGTGCAATCTTTTTCGCTAACCTCTCGATTCCAGGGAAATTATGGACTACATCGCTACCTTTCTCAGTAAATACATGGACTTTCTTGCCTCGGGAAAAGATGAAGCGTAGCCCATCGCCCTTAGGTTGCAGGACTATAACCTCGCCCTTCTCAACTGCCCGACGAGCCCACTTCTCCCATGCTAGTTCTGCTTCATGAGGGATGTAAAACTCCCCAGCTACGTCGTAGTGCACAAAAGGTTTATCTGGATCTAACTTCTCGGGGTCCGTGATCAGCTTGGCCTTATACAGGAGTCTACGAGCCTCTTCGCCTTCCCGAACAACCCGTAGCTCGAAGGGAACCTTCCGTGCTACGAGCTCGTAGATGGGAAGGTAGTCCCAAGTGGGACCATTCGGGTCTAAGGAGAATTGCACGGGGAGGTTTACTTCGCTCTGAATGGCCCGCTGAATCTTGAGGAGAGCTCCGGGACTGGCATTCAGCCGAATGATTACGTCCACATCCCGGGGCGGATGCTGACCATAAATCAAAGAGCCAGTAACCGACGCCCATTCGGGCTGTATCAAGATTTCATTGGGGAGTGCGCTCCATAGTGCAAAAAGGGCGTCTTTGATGATCTCGGCTCGCTTCTTGTCCCATTCTCTAAGCTCTTCTTCCGAGGGAGGCTTGCTCTTAATATAGCCTCGCTTCTCAGCCTCGCGATAAGCCTCCCAATAGGAAGAATGGTATTGCGGATCGGTTGGTTTTGGCGGGATAAGTGGGAAATAAATGGAACGAAGCGTATCGATGATCTTCCCAAAGTACCGCAGGACCAGGTCCAACGTCCAATCTCCCCATTTCTCTCCCGCCTTCAATCGTGGATAAGCAGAGTTTCCAAGGTATCTTGCATCAGCTAGCAATTGGCGCCATCTTTCGGCAGGATGCTCTAAATCATAATCAATGCCTGTCGCCATAAACTCTTCAAGATGGAGCTTAGCAAGCAGATTTATCTCCTGTCCTTCGTGGGTGAACTGGATATCTACTCCATGTTTCGCTCCGATTTCCTTAGCTAAGACGAGGGCCTCCTCTGGCGAGTCATAGTAAAACTCTCCAAAGTGGATTAGGTAGATCTTTGAAACGCCAGCCTTCTGTGCCCAAGAAGCTTCAGCAGCCCACGATGCATGGCCCCAAAGGTTGCCTTGGGCATCCCTCCGGGTGATGCCATCAGGGTGCGATGCATCAAAAAATGCAAATGATGCTCCCTCCAGGCAGGCATCGCGATCGTCTCGAGATTCCCAGCCTAGGATGTCCGGGGCATAGACAAATGAGAACGAATCTCCGTCTACTCTCAGCGCTGCAGCGGGAGCCCGGATCGAGTGAAGGACAGGATAAGGCGTGACTGAAATCCCATTAATCTTAGTCGGCTTTCGGAAAGGCATCTCGATTACATTGAAGCCAGCTTCCGCCAAGGCTTTATAGGCTGGCGGAGGCGCATAGATCACATCAGTTTTATCGATGGCTCCAATATGATCGGGATGAATATGAGTAATGACTACCACATCTGCCTTAACGCCGCGTGCAGAGCCCTTATCAAAACGTATCTTCTCGCCATTTACCTCAAGTAAGATGGAGGCATTATTGCCTTCGCGATCGATGTTGCCTTTAACGCCGATAACCCTAATCCTCGCTTGGACGGATTTTTCGAGGAGCTCGACGTTAGGGAGCTCAACTTGCTCAATAAATGTTTGGACTCCAGGAGGAGTATCGAAGGCAATTGGGGCCGGATAAGGCCGAACGTCCTTCACGAAATACATGAAAAGTACATTTGCATCAGGCCACCATTTATCCAATTCCTCGGCGCTGACCCTATGGATGTTTATATAGTCTAGAACCTGGTCTCGTGGAATCGGAATAGGATCATGGAATTGCGCAACGCCGAGAAGTTGCTGGTCTTCAATGATCGCGAGCCATTCCCCGGACATGTTAAAGCGCACCGATTTCAGGACGGCTTTCTTCTCCCCACGGATCAGCATGGTTCCGTGGGGTGGAACGAGGTAAAGCCCGCGGACAATCTCCGGAATCTCTCGATCCATCATGACCCTCCCAAGCCTACTAGCTCTCTTGTAAGTTTCGCAAGCGCGTTCTTCAAGTCCTCCGGAGCCTCGAGCTTCGCTACTGCGCCAATCAGGTCAACGAGTTCGTCAATCGTTGGCTTCCGCGGGAGCACTAGGCGAATCTTTGGCGTTAACTTCGCATCTATTCCATTTAGACTAACGATCGTTCTTGCCACATCTCGCTGAAGCGCATTTGCAATCGCATCAAGACAAGTCTGAATCCCAACTTCGAAGAGCGAACGCTTTTCCCGAGCTAGGGCATAAGAGCCGCGCGCTTCCATCCCGACCAAAATCAGATCAGCGAGAAGCGTATGGGCTATCTCCTGATTATAGCGTTCAATAATATCAGAGGTTGAGAACTGTCTTCCGCCCGAAAGTGATAGTAACTTGAGATCAAAAAGAGGCTCGTTTGACCCCGCTGCTTTAGGCAGAATTAGGCCTTCCTCCTCGTCCCTTCGCAATTGTCTCATGAGCTCCCGAAGCTTTGCCATCTTCGCCTCATCTTTATACGTAGTCTGTGGCACGTATAGAATGGGAAGCCCAACCAAATCACGCTCCACTCCGATTCCTTCCAGGATCTGGAGGTGTTTCTTGAAGGTATACGGAACATAGGCGTTACGGAGGAGTGACCGGCCTGTAGGCGTATAGGAGTAACCCGGCGTTACGATGTGAAGTATCTTCCAGCGCGGAAGGAATACTTCTTCTCCGCTCAAAAGTCGCTGGTAGCATCCAAGTACATTTCCACGTGCATCAAATTCCCATCTTTCGATGGTCTCTGGCAGACGATAGGAAAGCTTTGCCAAAGAGACTCTTCCGTCCATCGTTCTGTATACTTCTTCAAAAACAGAGAATCCGAATATTACGAAATTAGTAGCCTGGAATAGGAGCTCCGGACTCAGACTTGGCTCCAGCATCCTGAAGTCTTCGGAGACCATTTCTGCAGCTGTTTGAGCCTCCTTCGAATCATCGGCCGGCTCGATCACAAGATCAGCCTGCCCCATGAATTGTTTCATTGCGAAGACGATGGCACCAATGGTGGGGTCGTTTTCGGCCATTTCCCGATACACCTTGAAGGCCTTACGACCCTGGAGATCCCGCAGAAACTCCTCGGAGACAATCCCGGCCCAGCGCTGGAGACCGGTCTCGCCAAACTCCCGTTCTATGTCTAGCTGTTTAACCACCCGCATCGCTCTTCAACATCTGGCTCCGGAACATGGTCTCGAACATTTGGACTAATAATTCGCGAGTTAATCTGTAAGCCGTATCCTCATCTATGCCTCCATCAACAAGGGTCCTATAAAAGGTAACGATGGCTTTGGCGAAGCCCCGAATTCCTTCCTCAGGCCCGTTCATACTCATGACTTGGTAAATGTAAAGCAAACCCCTAGTCCGCGTCAAGTCCTATAAAATGCTTGCGGAGAAAGCAAATCAGCTTTAGGTTCGATGAAAGATGTCTACCCCATATTCGAGGGGCGCAAGAGCAGAACGCGAGCTGGCAAAGCTTTTGGCTGAAAAATTCTCGATTCGTGCCTTTCGAGTGGCGGGGTCTCATGAGGCTGACCTCGTGATCTTGGGCATTCCCATTGAGGTTAAAAAGCGAAAAACCATCCCGGAAACAGTCAAGCCGGCCTTCTTTGCCCTCCTTTCGGATGCGTCTGTGGTAGCAGGCCCCCTCGACCTTTTCTTTTCTCAGGCTGATCCCATGAGAGTGTCTAAGATAATAACGCCTGCCCTAATCATGCTTATCCCACCCCACGGGATTCTCGCTCTTCGTGCACCAATGCTAGGCTTTGCTTTATTCATGAAGTGGGAGGACTTTGTCAAGCTACGATCTATCCTCGGCCGCTTGAAATAATCTTGAGCAACTATTAAACTTCTCCCAGAGGAGGTGAAGAATGAGCTTCCCTCTTAGTGAGCTAAACGTTCCATATGATGTGACCGAGGACCAAGCAAAGGAGATTCAGTGCTTGAGCTATGAAGCCCTCCGGCTCTGGTTACTTAAAGCGTGCGAGATGATGCGGACGGAATCGCCTTCTAGCATCAAAGATATGAAAACATTTGCGACTATAGTCGACAAAGTGATACTCATTCTCCGCATACTAGGATTCAAGCCCCAGAGCAAGGACGAATTTGACAAGATCCTGGCCAGGCTAGCCTCAAGCGATGAATCAAAAGATTAAACCTTCTGATTTCTGTCGTAGAGTCCTGGGGGAATCGCCCTATGACCTCCAGGCAGAGATCATGGATTCGCTCCTCGAATCTAAGCGGATTGCTGTAGCTGCTGCAAACGGAGTTGGGAAGACATGGGCCGCTGCTAGGATTGCAGCATGGTTTCTAATCTGCATCCCACAATCCTTAGTTGTCACGACTGCCCCGACCTACCGCCAGGTCCGCTTTTTGATCTGGCGAGAGCTCGCTGCAATTTATCAGAACCTTGTGAAGAGATTCCCGGGTCGGGATTTCGGAAAGTGCGTGAGCACAAGATGGGAGACCCATAACTCAAGCCTTGCTCTTGGTTTTGCTGCTTCCGAGTACAAAGTAGATCGCTTCCAGGGCCTTCATGCGCCAAATCTTCTCGTGATTGTAGACGAGGCATCTGGGATTAGCGATGCCATCTATGAACAGATCCTGGCTACGCTGCGCGGGAAGAATTCCTACCTCTTCATGATCGGCAACCCACTCCGCTCCTCCGGCCCATTCGCCGACGCCTTCCTCTCAGGGACATTCAAGACCTTCAAAATCTCGGCTTTCGATAGCCCGAACGTTAAGGCTAAGAAGGTGGTTGTTCCTGGCCTTGTAACTCTCGAAGACATAGAGCGTGACAGGAGACTCTTCGGCGAGGACTCGGTTTATTGGCGGACTCGCATCCTTGCGGAGTTTCCCAAAGAGGAGGAGGGCGCGCTTTTTTCCTTGGGCGATATCCTCAATGCCCAGTACCTCGAACGAGATCCTTCCTGTCCTGTAGAGGCGGGTTTCGATCCCGCAAGCGGGTCATCTGGCTCGGCCTCGGTAATCGTCTTTCGGCAGGGACCGGCCGCCTATCGCCTGGAAACGCTGACGGCCAAAAACTTAATGGAGATGGCGGAGAAAGCCCATAGTCTGATCCTTGAAGAGCACGCAGCGCGCGTAAAGGTCGATGCGCTAGGCCTCTCTGCTGGCGTGGCCGATAGGTTAGCCGAGCTCGCTTCTGGGCTTTATGAAGTGATTCCTATCCGCGGATCTGAAAAGTCGGTGGAAGGCTATGTAAACCTGAGGACCGAGATGTGGGTGTACTTTGCAGAACTTGTAAAGCGGGCGCAGGCGGGTGGGCCAGTCTTCGCGGACCGGAGGGTAGTAAATGACCTCCTTACGATTCAGCTCGAGATCTCCCCATCGGGAAAACTTGGGCTTTCGAAGAAATCTTATGGAAGACCGACATTCGATTTTGGCGATGCCCTGGTCTACGCATTTTGGAACCCTGGTGGGATCTCTGACCTCGAATCGCTTATTTCCGCCGACTTCGAGCCGATCACGATTCCTAAGGAGTCTCCTTTTGTTCACGATGAGAGGCCTTGGAAATCGCTTTGATCTTCTCCCATTCTTCGTTGGCTTTCGCGAGATCATCGAAGTAAAGAACCTTAACCTTCCTTGGCTTCATAAAGACGATCGCTGCTTCGGTATCGAGGAATGCATGGCGCTCGTCCCAGGTTAACGGAGGGTAGAAGTCCTTGAGGGCCGAGACCCCATTTTCATAAGGCCTGATCAAAAGAGCGGCCCAAGCCCAACCAGGAGGATTGGCCAAATCGTCACATGACTGGTAGGCAAGATGGTATAGAAGCCTGTCCAGAGGAGTAGAGAGGGAATGCTCTTGCTGATAGGCCCGGATCTTATACTTGTGACCCTTTAGCTCGAGCGTGATTTTCCTGGGCATCAAGCCCAAGCATACGCTCACACACCGCACCCCTGTCAAGTGCCCCAACTGTCCTAATTATGAACGGAATATCCCGGATCCTTCTGTCGCTATCCCGCTGCGCCAAATACCAGCCCACCACACCTTTAAGCATCCGCACGAGATTGAGTGGGGAATCCTCGATTCCGGCCTCGATCTCCATGATGATGAAAGACGGCATAACGTCTATGGATGTGATGGATACGTTATTCTTCTCGGCGGTCCGATAGAGCAATTCCTTTATAGCTTGCTCGTGTCCAATCAGCCGGTCTTTCCCACAGTAAAGCCCTAGGAGATAGTGGAGCTCCATCACTGGGCAATTATAAGGGTTCAAGGTCTAGGAGTCAAGCCGAATGTTACAATTCAGTTCCTAACGAAAACGGCATTTTCATGATAATGAAGGGTACCTTGAAGGAGGGGCGCTTCTCGGATAAACTTGGGAAGGCGCGCCATGCAGAATGAGCTTCTCGATACTATTCTATCCAGGCTGAGCGGGGTTAAGCAACTCGGACCCGATCGCTGGATGGCAAAGTGTCCCGCCCATCATGATGAACACCCATCCCTCTCAATAAAAGCCGTAGAAGGAAGGGTTCTTCTTCATTGCTTTGCGGGATGTAAGTACCAAGACATTCTACGGGCGCTAGGCCTTGAGTCCACGAAAACTGAGGAAATCGAGGACATCTATGAATATCGCGATATGGATAATCGTCCTCTCTTCCGGAAGATCCGCTTCTCGGGGAAACGGTTTGTCATAGAGCATGTCCATGAGAACTATTGGGTCCGAGGCCAAGGCTCAGCGCCTAACGTCCTTTACCGCCTTCCCGAGGTGAAAAACGCCCAGAAAGTCTACATCGTGGAGGGCGAGAAGGATGTCGAGAATCTTGTCCGCTTCGGTCTAGTTGCCACTACTAATCCGCATGGAGCGAATGAGCCCGATCTCCGCCCTTACGTTGAGCACCTGAAGGGGAAGGACATCGTAATCATTCCCGACCAGGATAAAGCCGGACTTGAATTAGCCAGACGGTGGACCGAACTCCTCTTTCCAGTCGCGAAGAGTCTGAAAGTCATTTACCTTCCCCATCCCGCAAAAGATGTCTCAGATTTCCTAGCCTCCCATTCGATTGATGAGCTCCTCGCGCTGGAGGAAGTAACAACTTCTTTCTCTGCAGCTGACATCCAAGAGGAGTTCTCGGAGGCCCTGATCAGATTGAAGTTGAACAAAATCGAACTCATTCTAACCCGAGGTAAGCAGGATGCGAAGGGTTACGATTTCTGGCGCTATCATGCCATCACCCCCTCCGGATCGACCTCGAGCCTAGTAGCCCTTAATAACCTCACAGCTCGCAGAAAAGAAGCCGCCCAGCTCGAAGATTATTTACCGACTGGGCTTTGGGGATATCTCCTTGAGAGAGCAGCAAGCGGCGTTTCAAAACCGAAAGCGCAGGTATTTTGTCTTGCCGAGGCCAAGGCCGAAGCCCCTTCTTTCCTTCTTAAGCCTTTTATCATCGCGGATGGACTAAATATCATATTCGGCCCCGGCGGGACCATGAAGAGCCTCTTTGCAATAATTCTTTCGAAATGCATCACGAATAACTGGCTTCCTCCTGGAACCCACGATCTCGAGCTCTACAAAACTGGCAATGTACTTTTCATTGATTGGGAAGATGAGCTCGGACCATTTCTTGATCGCGTAAGGAAAGTGGGCCTCGTCCTCGACAGAGTGTTTTACGAAAAAGCAACACGACCTTTTGTAGAGATGATCCCCGAAATCAAGAAGGAGGTTGACGAACGCGATATAGCTCTGATTGTTATAGACTCAATCGGGCCAGCCCTGGGAAGTGGGAATCCATTCTCTTTGGAGGCGGCTACTGCATTCATTGCCGCGACAAAGTCCCTGGGAAGACCAGTGCTTGCCATAGGACATCCGCCGAAACACATGAGCGAAACAGTATATGGGTCGGTGTTTTTCGAGAACCTTTCAAGGAATATTTTTCGAGTCGAGGCTTTTCTGCCGGGCAACCCCTTTTCCATTATGGAGCTCGTAAATAAGAAGTCTTCCTATTTTGACGGATCTAATTTGGCTTATAAAGTATCCATTGGATTCTTTGGGACTTCCATCGAGGCCAAGATAGACCGAATCTCAGTGGCGCCAAAGGCGCTCGCGCCAGCTATTTTGTTCCTGCTCAAGACTCATGGAAAGATGACCTTCCGCGAGCTAAAGAACGAGCTACCCACTACTCCGGAAAACGTGATCCGGAGAGAACTGGGGCACCTGAAAGAGCTTGGCCAGATCGAAATTGATGACGAGGGGAAGTTTATGCTCTCCGAAAAAGCCTTAGACGACGAAGTCCCATTCTGAGCGCGTGGGTGTTGAAGTCAACGACAAAACATAAATAGAGGAAAGCTCATCCGCTGCTACCACCTTTATCTTTCCCGTTAAGAAGAGGTCTTCGATTTCTTCAGTCGCGCCAACAATATCGAAATTAGGCTTTTCCTTCCATGTCCGTCGAGATTTGGAACCCATTTCATAACACCTCCTTCAGAAGATCCCCATTAAAGCTTTCGTGGGCTCGCTGGCACTCATGATCCGGAGCTGTTCTTCCGCAAAGCTCGCAAATAAAGATCACGTTTCCAAAGCGATCGATCTTCTTTGGAGAGAGGAATTCGCTTCCGCAGTACGGACAAGCGCGGAGCCCATCCCGGACTTCCACCGTCCTTCCCTTGACTCGGACTTTCAAGGCTCCTCCTTTCGCTCAATTTTAAACGGAATGAAATTACGGCTCAAACCACGTTTTCGAGTGATTTTGCCTCTCGATCCATTCGCCTGGATAATCGAGTGCATGAACTTAAAGAGGCGTTGGCGGAATGCATTGCTCCGCTGGAAGCGCTGGCGCACAAGAAGAGCTCTTCGAAGGAGGCTAAGGAAAGATGAAGAGCGAAGAGCGCGATAGAATGCTTATTAGACTAGGCTTGTTTCTGGTATCGATCGGCGCCATCTTGGTCATAATTGGGTCCATACTTCGTGTCTAGAAGGTGTTCTAGTAAGCGGCTCCTGACGCCCAGGACCTGGAAGACATGCGCAACGTCCATGGCTGTCAGATACCGCCCGGGGCCGTCGAACACGCCCTTTGGAATTCTGTGCCCAACGGCTTCTTTTACGAGAGTGCGTGCGTGTTTCTTTAGGTATTGCCGGCATCTATCGCCAAACCGCGCGCGATAGGCGCTGAGGAGCTCTCGTGCAAGGACTCTCCGAGACACCTCCCGATGCCATTCAAGCTCCGACTCTAGAGTTTGCGGTGGCCGCTTTTGGAAAGCTTCCTCGAAGTCCTGCTGGCGCTTCGTGTAGGTAAGAAGAACGGCCTCACAGGCCACCTCCACAAGCCTCAACGTCGTCAACCCATGATCTTCCGCAAACTTCCCCAATAACTCGTGCACGGCCGACCTCCTTTCAGTCCAAAATTTCTAGCGCTTCATTAAGTTCTGGATGAAATTGCGCTTCGTAGGCAAGCAATCTCTTTACGAGATCCCTAACCGATTCTGGGGAAAACGCCTCATCGGGAAGCGAATGGAAAAGCTTGTTAAACGACCACTTATGCAAAACCAGGCCGATGTGCGCGAAATCTATAAACGAACACGGAGCAACATTCAGGTACAGACCACGCTCTGCGATCCGTGTTTCGGCTTCCTCTCTAGGCAGAACCTGGGCAGAGATGATAGTATTCATAACTTGCATCAACCATGATCCAAATTCATTCTCGAACTCTTCCGCAGATGATGGCTGTTTTCCCGCGTTCTTAATTTTCTTAAGGGAAATCTTGAGGTACTTTACACTTTCCCTCCGCAATTCCTCCTCTGCCATAAATACCGCAATCAGCCTTGCTACCCCTTTAACGAGGGATAGAGCGAAAGAAGCAACCAAAATGGGGTCCTTAAGCACCTTTACAACATACTTACTTAACTCAAGATTTCGACGCCCGTCCGCCTCTTCGAGATCGTTCCCCGAAAGCAGGAGCATACTTAATGCATTCGTATGGCAGATACTATTCCAAATTCTTTCCCTACCCTTCTCTGTGTTATCTCTTTCCGTTCCTGGATTAATCATCAAGGGCCCTCCTCAATTCTGGATAAATTTCCGCCTCAAAAGACACCCATCCCTCCGCGATATCCAGAATAGAAGAAAGCTGGAAAACCTGAGGTGGCAGAAGAGAAAAGAAGCGCTGCAAAGCTAGGACATGTAGCGTCCATCCTACGTACATGATCTGAAAAGAAGAGAAATTCTCGAACTCTAGAGGCCTTTCCTCAAACCGTTCGATGAATTCTTCCTTCGCGATAAATGGAGCGAAGAGAAAAGCATTCGTCATGCCCACAAACCAGAGTCCAAGATGTTTCGCAATGTCGTCTGGGGATTTAATCTTGCTTTTCTGGTCCCTGGCTTTACGAAGCACCGCTTTAATGTAGTCTGTGCCCATTGCTTCCAGCTCCTTTTCATGTCCTTGCGTAGCAAGGTTTCTCACCCCATGCATAACCAAAGCTGCAGCAATGGGAGCAAGCTCCAATGGAGAAGGATGGACTTCAGCGATCGAGCCTGCTGCCTCGATGATCCGCTTCTCTTCATCTTGTGAAAACTGTTTTTGATGGAGCGCAAGAATGCTTAAGGCATGGGACAGACAAACACTTTCCGCAACTTTCGGAGTTTCCTTTTTCATTTTGCCCTCCTTATTCTACTAAATGAATCGCAAGAAGAAAGAGCCGATGCCGAATGGAGCTAAAGGGAAGGAGATAATCATCGGAAATCTTCCAAAATACGAGGAGTCGAGTAAGCCCCTCCAGAACATCAAAAATTGCAACGAGCACCAACACGAACGTAGCGAGGTAGTCCTTAGCCCATCGCACCAGCTTCCCGGGCCTCTTTGGAACATAAGGCCAGCGTAAGTCCTTCTTTAGCTGATCAACTACGATTTCTTGGTACATCGCACCTCCTCCATTAACTTCATCGCCGCCTGCCAAGCTTCCTTCCTTCTGAAGTATACGTCCTTCGCGCCCAAAGCCATGTTCCCACGGCCATCGTCAGTTCCTAGACCAAACTTTTGGTCAGGATCTCCAACGAATTGCCCGAATATTTCGAAGAAAGTCAGCAGAGCATCCCATCGGGCCTCGGCTTTTCCGGCCCAATAGATTCTCTTTTCCAGACCCTCGAGCGCGCTCGCCGCCTTCGCCTCCTCAACCCTCACCGAAACGATCATCCGCTCTGTGAAGGCAAGGAAGGAATTCCTCATCCTCTTTTTCAAAATCAGTCATTTCTCCTCCTTTAACAACCATCCGAAACGGCAAAAGAACCAGTCACAAGCCCTATCCGCAGCCTCACATGGGTCTGGTCCCCATTTCTTTTGGGGATCCTCCGGAATGTCAGGAAGGCCAGCCCTGCGGAGAAGGTCCAGGCCCATTCCCAGGTCGGTCCAGATTTTCTCCTTTTCGGTCCGACGGACGGTCCTAAAGAAGAAGAATTTAGCTGCCTTGATGAGATCATCGGGGCTGACCTCCTCGCCTTGGACCATTCGCCTATACACTCTCTCCGCCTCCCTTTTCCTTAGCCCGCCCGCCATTTTAGTGCTCCTTTCTTCGGAAGTAAGCAACCGCTGCGGCCCTCATTTGTTCAAGGTGGTCGACTATTTCCTTGCCAAGCTCCGTTAATGAGTAAAAGGATCGGTAGGGCGGCTGGGGTTCTACATCCTTCTTGATCAAGAGAGCATCCATCAAGACCTGAAGGTTCTTGAGGATATTAAAGCTTTTTTCTCCAAGCTTTCCCTCCATTTCGCCAAACGGAACCACGTCCTCCTGTCTGAGCAAGAAAAGGATCTTCATCCTAATTGGATAAATCACGGCCTTTAGAACCTGTTCGAAAGGATCTTTCCTCATATTCTCCTCCAGCCTCCCCGTGGCCACATCTCATAGATCCTGAGCTCTCGGCCCAGCCTCGCCCTTCCGATTTTTCGTAATAGCTCGATGCAGGCGGAGAGTCGCTCAGGATCCTGGGCTGCCGGACCATCCAGAACCACGGCATATCCGTCCACCGCGTCTTTTTCAACTAACGCAAGCGTAGGACTGTCCTTTTTCACGAAATCCGCCAGGAGGGCCCGAACAGGAAACGCGCCGCCATCTTCGCAAAGCTGCATCAGATCCGAAAGCCGCACCGCTTTCATCTTCACCTCCATAACTCCTATTTTACCCTATAACTAAACCGTTGTCAAGAGACCTGTTATCGGGTATCCTTAAGGGATGAAGAAGGAGATCCGGGAAGTGGTTTATGTGGATCGGAATGGGGTTCACTCCATTCCGGTCGAGAAATTAATTGGAGCGGACTTCGCTGAGGTTTCCCTCGAACCCTCTGGGAGTCTTTTCATAAAAGGCCAGGTTGGTGACTTACCTTTTTCGTTCGAAGTAACGCGCAAAAACACAAAGGAATTCGGGATCACCGTTCCCCTTCTCGCTATCAGGAAGTACCTTTCCGAAATGGAGGAGGGAAATGAAAGGGAAAAGGGAAAGGAAAAGAAAGACTAAGATGAAGATGGGCCCGATGCTTCCTCAAAAGGCTGGCCCCATGAAGGACCGCCGCACGAAACGCGAAAGGCAGAAGCTTATGAGGATCCTAGAGGAGGAGGCGCTCGATGCTGGAATCATCTTGTAAATTCATCCACATCCGAGCCTCGAAAGAAGAAGCCCTCCAGCTCTTCGAAGCCCTAAACCAGGGATCCAAGCGCACTTGGGGAGGGTTCCCTCTCGCCACTTTCTGGAGGGACAACCAGACTCACATTTCCTTCCACTGGATTCCCCTCGGGAAAACAGGAAACATCCTCCTCGCCTTTTCGCCCACCCTAGAAAGGGAGATCATGCAGTTTGCCCAAGGGAAGAAACAGGAAAGTCCCGAGAAGAGCCTGCAGGAATTAGAGACCCTTCCGCTCCTCGGAAAGGAGGAATAATGAAAGTTGAGCTCTGGGAAATAACCCGTGTTCCGGAAATTTTTATTGTGCGATGTGCACGAGTTAGCCGCGGGAAATCTGGAAGGGATGAGCTGATACTCCTTGATGATGCACGAGACTTCATAAGAAAGCTCATCAGAAAGGGGCATGAATCGGTTCTAGAACATGCCTGGGCCACTTTCTACATCGATGGGATCTCCAGGGTTTGCCTTGCCCAACTTACCCGCCACCGCATAGCTTCCTACACGGTCGAGTCCCAAAGGTTTGTGACGCCCAAGGAAACGTTCGTGATCCCGCCTTCTTTTCTGAAACCCGATGATCCTAGCGTAAAAGCTATGGTGGAGGCCTATTTGGAGACTTCGAAAGTTGTCTTCGAAAACTTACTTGCCTCGGGCATCCCGAAAGAAGATGCCCGTTTCATGCTTCCGCAAGCGATCACTACCTCCCTTGTCATGACCGCGAATTTCCGAGAGTGGAGGCATATTCTAAAACTCCGAACCGCCCCGGATGCTCAATGGGAGATCCGCACCTTGTGCACGGAGATCGGTAGAATCCTTATGGAACACGCTCCAAGCGTGTTCCAGGACATCATGGAGGGAAAATGAACTTTCATTTTCTGCCGGATTATGAAATAAAGGAACTGTGCGAACGGGACCCGCCCATGATTTCTCCTTTCGTCCCTCGACAAGAAGGGAGACCAACCTATGGGCTTAGCTCTATAGGCTACGACATCCGCCTAGGACGGAAATTCCTGGTCCCAAAGTTCTCAGGAGTGAACCTCGTCCTGGATCCACGAAGGTTTCCGAGGGAGATGTTTGCAAGCGTGGAACTAGATAAGAATGAGAAGACCATAGAGCTCGCGCCCCATTCATCGATTTTGGCCGAGTCCTTAGAGCACTTCGTGATGCCCGATGATGTGTTCGCTCTTTGTGTAGGCAAATCGACCTATGCTCGATGTGGGGTCTTCATCAACTTCACCGTCGCCGAACCAGGATGGCGAGGAGTTTTAACCCTGGAAATCATGAACCTCTCAAGCTACCCCGTTCGCCTATACCTGGAAGAAGGCATAGGACAAATGCTTTTCTTCCGCGTCCCGCGTCCGAAACGTACTTACTCCGAGAAAGAAGCAGGAGGGATCTATCAAGACCAAACTGGCGCAACTCTGCCTTCTTGGTGAGGGGTGAGCCTTGTTCTGTCCACGATGCGGAGAAAGAGGAAGATGGCAGTCACTTGGAAGCGGAAAAGTTTTATTTTGCCCTTATTGTCGAAGCCTCTGGGATCTTGATTACATCTCCCGCGTAGTAGAAAAGCGGCGAGCTTTCCTAAAATTCTCCCGTGGAGATGCCAGCCGAAGAGTCCGCTTGTTAAACCCTAAAACTCCTTAATGGAAAATCTTCTTGGAATTGAAAATCGCCATAGTAACAAGAAACGCTATACACGGAGGAGTAGAAAGCCTCGTTGCTCTTCACCAGGAATATTTCCCAGCTGATGTTTTCGTGGCTGGAGGAATTAATCAGCCCAAAACCTGCCCATTTTCTTACACTTACATAGATGCCAAGAATGGGAAGAAAGCTCATGAAGACCTCGCACTCCTCTTAAGAGATTATGATGTGGTTGAGTACCATTGGCCTCCGCCTTGGGCCGTCCAGGCCATAGCTTCAACGAAGAAGCCCTGTGTGGAAGTTGTGCATCGAACTGATGCCTCCGAGTGCGATAAAACCGTCCCGACCCTGATCATAACCCACTCCCATTATCTCGCTGATTTCCTCGAAAAGACTTATGGCCGAAACGCGATCGTCATCCCAAATGCGATCGAAGTGGATAAGTTTCCAGAGAAAAGCAGAGGGGAATTCGTGGGCGCAATCACTTCCTATTCCAGGATCAAAGGAATAGACCTCTTCTTAAAAGCCTGGAAAGGAGTGCAACAACTCTTTCCCGAAGTTCCCGTCCGGTTCTATGGTGCTGGACCAGACCTTCCCCTATTTAAGAAAATGGTTTCTGATTTAGGCTTGAAGAATGTGGAACTCCTCGGCCCAGTAGCCCACCCAGAAAACTACATCACCGAGTTCAAGCTTTTTGTTGTGCCATCAAGGGTCGAAGGCTTTCCTACGACCATTTTGGAGGCTCTAGCCTGTAACATCCCCGTACTAGCTTCAGCTTTGCCGGGAATTCTTGAGTTCAAGGAACTTTCCGAAAAGCGCGGCTTTTCTCTTCCGCTCTTCTTATTCAATCCGGAAGACATCAATGATCTAAGGGGAAAACTAATCGAGCTTCTAAGTTCATCTCCGCATTCCCTAAATGGACGCATTTATGTCTCTCGGTACCATAACGCAAAAGATCATTGCCATGCATACCTTGAAGTACTTCGTCAAGCTTTTATGAAGATTGAACTGGAGCGTTTGGATAGAATCTTTTGAAGAGGCCCAGGCGAGCCTTATCCGAGGCCGGACCCTAAAGCTCGCCTGAACCTCTTGCAATTCTTCGCTCTCTTGACAAAACTCAAGCCATGTGGTAAACTAGAAGCATGGGGACTGGAACCCAGGAAGTAGATCAGGAAACGAGGAAATACCAGGAATTCAAATCAGTGCCATTATGCCCCATGAATGATTTTGGAGCGTGCAAAGAGGGAAGATGCGCGTGGTTCGACCCATGGGCCAAAAAGTGCGCAGTACTTGTTATTGCCCAGGCAATTCCTCGAGTGGATATCCAAGAGTTACCATGAAAGATGGGCTGGGGGCATCCCGCCCCGCTGTCCCTCAAATCGCCCCCAGCCCTCCACCCTCCGAAAGGAGGACATCATGATGATCCGAGATTCCCTGGAGCCGCCCGAAAACCCCCTCCTAACTTTCGTCGAGAATTACATTGAGCTCGGCCCCGAGGAGAAGAGGAAAGCCTTCTGGAGGGCCATAAGCTGGCAATCGCGCTTCAAGGAAGTCCTCCGCGGCGATGCCTCGTTCTGCCGAAAACACTTCGCCCGAGTCCTGAAAGAGTTCGGCTACCCTGGGAACCCCCAACAAGACTACATCGAATTCCTCCTCCGCCGAGGAGCTTGGAAATACATGAACCCAAGAAGGCCTCCCAAACTCGAACTCTACGTCCTCCTCGCCCTTCTCCTCGCAGGAAGGTCCCTATCCAAGAACGAACTCACCCTCTTCCTCAACCTCCCCAAACGAAAAATCACCCAGGCCATCCATAACCTCCGCCGCGATGCCCTCGTCCGAGTCTCCTCAACCCCTAGAACTCCCATCCGAAGAAACTTCTGGACACTCCACAACTCCACAAAACTCCTCCTCACCGAACTCCTCAACTCCGGCCTCTTCGTAAAAGAAACCTGGGAAGTCCAAGTCGCCCTCCACTCCAAAGGAGTAAAACCCATCTGCCCCTACACCCCAGATATGCGAACCACCATCCTGAAAGCCCGCCTCTATATCCAACAAAGGGATAACCTCTATAACCTCCCCGTCACCGTAGGACTCGAAATCGGAAAAGACGAAATCCAAATCCTCCCTAACCCGAACACCGAAACCTACCAAGCCTCCTGAATAACTCATAGCTTGAAATCTGCATTCTAACAGAACTTGCCTCAACTCGAAAGGTTCCGCACGTCTCTTAGACTTTCCAAACTAGTGCGAGAGGTAAGAAAACCCAGACTAGGACCGCAAAACCTCGATTTTAAAACCGGTGATTAAAATGAAACTGTTGGGGACCGCAAAAAGCATCTATATAGACCACCATAGTCGATTTTCACCACTGAAAGTCCCGCTTGGCAACTGAACGAACCCTTTATGATGCGTTTTTCGATATGCGCGGAAATTCAGTTCCAGTCTAGCCAAAGTCCAACATGCTTCACACGAGGCGAATCAGGAGTTCCCATGCGAGGAATCGAGATTCCACGCTTGCCACCTGCTAAAGACCTCGATACTTAAAGGATCTTTGAAGTATTTGCTAAAAAATCCTTTAAATGATGCCTAGAGACTCTAGAAACTACCCAAGACTAACAGACATTTGTCCCTTACGACTGTCAATTCGCGAAAGCTCAACTCTGTGGCAGGAAAGCACGAAGAGAACCGAGGAGAAACTTGGATGATGGAGTATGATGGAAAACAGTGTTACAACGAGGGGTTTTGACCCTCCTCCCCGAAAAGGTGGGGGGTCTTTTTCTTCCTGGGGTCCAAGTTCCAACCCACGAGAAATCAAGATAGCTAGCCAGCGGAAACTTAATAAAATGCGATCTTGAAACTGTTTTGCAAAAATCACTTGGATAGAGTCCAGAACAGAGAAAAACCCGTTTGTACAAACCAAGCCACTCTCTTGAAACTATACAACCCACTGAATTTCGAACGGCACATCATCAGAACCTTATTCTAAGACAAGCCACGAAGTTTTCAGACTTTGTGAGCAAATTTAAAGCTCGAAGGAGTCTGCATAAGCAATCACGATTTTTTGAGAGCGAACTACAGCACCCTTCAAAGTATTTTGAAATGTCCACTTACATAACTCTAACCCCTCCGAGCAAATTTGACAAATCAGCTGGGGAAGCTCCTTCCATCGAGGCCGAGCGAGTTAATCACACGAAGAGAACAGCAATAGCCTACAAGCAAACCTGAAATCTATCCAAGCTTCACGGCTTGGCTTGATAGAGGAACTCAAGATAGTCCTGGACTAAGCAGAACCTAATTTTAAAGGCCGTTTTTCGGCTTGTCTTAAACTTGAAAACCACCCACCCAAAATACAGTCTAGAACGTATGTGAGTTTGTAGTGGATTTTTCAGAAAAAATTGCGTCGAATTAGCATACAGTCTTAATTTAGAGGAATGTAGTAAAATGTTAGTCGAAGTTTGCACCCTCCAGGGAAAAGGTATATAAGGAGCTTCGGTGTCACACTGTTAAAACGAGCCAAAATCAAACCAACGGGAAACACAGAATGAACCAGCAAAATCCCCTAAACCAGACCCTAAAGAACCCCATTTAAAAGCCCATAAAGGCGTTCCTCCATGGCTCTACGTATAAAGAGACTATCCCATACCTCGGAGGCCATTTAAAGCCATTTTAGACGGGTTGGGAGGAGAAACTTACCATAACCCCTCGAGGAAGACTTAAGAGGGAGGAAGGAAGATGTGCCACAGTCATCTAGCTGCATAAGTCAGATATTCCAGGTTGTAATACCCTAGTTTGGAATATCCAGACTTGGAATACCACAGTTCGGAATATCATAGTTTGGACTGCTTCTGGTTTGCCATTGACGGCTTGCTCGCGGCTAGAGTCTGTGAGAAGCGTTCGGTTCGTCAGGAAAGCTCTCTGGTTCCATCCTTTCCGGCCCGGTATTCGCGGAATGTATCCAGGGCGGAATGCGCGCGCTCTGCGCTTCCATTCTGCATTTTCCTATCATCTCTTTCTTGCTTCCCAACTGTTTTCCCGTAATCGGTGCTTTCTCTCATGGGGGAAACATAGAGCAGATGAGGACTTTGATTAAATAGAAGAGGAAAAGGCCGGTTATGAGAAGGAAGAGGGCCTGGAGGATTCTCCATCTCATGGCTTTTCCATTTTACTGTGTGCTTCTCGGTTTTGCAACGTGCTTCACATGCTGCATGTGCTGCATTTGCTTCATGGCTCACAAGTTTCATGAATCACTTGACAATGGCTTGGAGGTGTGGTATAATATGGGCGAAAGGAGGCGGAGATGGACATAAGGATTTCGGCAATTGAGTATAGGGTGCTGTGCTTTGAGGCTTCTGGCGTTAAGGTCTGGGCCGATGAGGCCCAGATCATCAATGGCTCGCTCCACCTATACAAAAACGGTGGAGTAGTAGCCGTTTTCGAGCTTTCAAAGTTTGGTCCTCAAGAAAGGAGGGAGTGATGTTGCGAGCGGTGATTTCAGGGGTGGATGAGAGGAATTTAGTGAAGCGGGCCGTCCTGTTCTGGGACGGTGCGGGGTGGTATGCCACAGGCACTCGCTGGGATTCGGTTCGTCGCGAATCCTATCTTGTGATCCAGTGTCTGTGTCGGGATCGAGATGCATACGATAAGGCTGCGCGAGAGGCCCGGAGTTGGTTTCTCGGTTCTCCGTTTTGGGCGGAGACGCCCGAGGAGGCGCTTCGCCCATACAAGGAAGTGGGGAGGGTGATTTATGATGATCATTCTGAAGTTTCTTGAGATCGCACCGGGCGGAGATTTCGCTTTCGCTATCAGGGTCTATGATTCGAATAGCGGGACTCTCTGTCATGTTGGAACTGTCTGGGCTGATCGCATAATTGTCTCGTCTCAGCCACCCTATTTTGTCGTAACGCTGTTCACATCAGGAAACGCAAATTTTGTCGCTGTCGTGGATGAGATCGATCTCGCTTTGGCTCCTCCGGAACTTCGCGAGAAATTCCGGGCCCCGCGGGCTGATCTTCGGGCATGGGAGGTCGTATGAGTCGCAATCCCTTTCAGGGTGGGATGGGGTTTTTCACCTGATCGACTGTTTGCGTTTGCTCGTTCTCGGGATTAGAATTGGGCGAATGCATTAGCCCTCCCTCATCCTTCCCTCCGGGACGGGCCCAGGGCAAAACCTGGGCCCGTTTTATTTTCCCTCCGAGTTGCAATTCTGAACGCTTTCTGATATAATTTCAGCATGCTAAAATGGGAAGAGATCCCGGGAAATGAACACGTGAAGCGGGCCCTCGAGGTGGCTGCGGTTGGCTGCCATCCTGTTCTTTTCGTGCCTTTTGATATCGAACTCGCAGAGGATTTCGAAAAGTATGCCTCTTCACTTGGCGTTCAAGTTACGAAGATTGATCCATCTGAATTCGAGATTGACACTAAACTGCGCTTTTCAATTCCTATTCAGGTCGCAATCTTCACGCCGGAACCTTTTGAAATTGTGAGGCTAGTTGGATATGGCGCAAAGGGCGAGAATTTCGATGAGCTGAGGAAACGGGTTGAAGAGGCCCGAGATTTCCGAAGGCGGGTTTCTGAGGTTTTCTCGGGGAAAGAAGATATCATTCTCGAAGACATCAAAACCTACGGGATCGGATTGGGCCTATTCTTGAAAATGTTTCAGGTCGCCCGTTCTTGTGCAGCGCTCGAGAAGAATGAGAAAGTGGATGCTTGGCATTGGAAGGAAGCGCTTGCTCTCTGGCGTTCGGCTGAGCTCGCTTTGGCCGCCAAGAAAATTTAGCGGAATGTTTCGCGGAATGTTTTAGCGGAATGTTCTTCGGAATTTTTCCTTGCCAGATCCCGGTTGCTTTCTTGCGGTCCTAAATTTGGCAAGTTTTCCGAAATTGTTAAAAAATTCTTGAAATGTTGCAGGTGCAGCACATGCTGCATGTGTTGTATGTGCCGCAATGGAAGCGGGTTTTCCATAGGTGCATGATTATACGCGATATTTTTCGAAAATGCAAGATGGAGGAGACATGAACGCGAGTCTAATCATGTTTTAACGCCCCACGCCCCACGCCCACGCCCACGCCCACGCCC